AGAGCTGGGGTTCGGACATCCTGTGCTTCGACAGCATCATGACGAAGACGCGGGCCAAGGAGCACTTCCGTCAGATCATCGACGACATCCTGCGTCCCGCGACGAACTGGATTATGACCTACTACCTTCAGCGCAAGGCGATGGAGTTGGCGGGCGCAAAGTGGTCCGTGGCCGCGGGTCTTCCGGACATCGAGTTCACTTGGGATGCGGGCGGCTACGTCTACCTGAACGTGGACGACGGTGCGGGCAACCCCATCGACGCCACCGGCCGGCTCACCCCGGAAATCCTGAAGTCCCGCGTCACGCGGCAGTTCTTCCTTGGCGCCATCCAAGCGGGCAAGGAGGGCTTCGACAGCCTGCAATTGCACACGGACAAGGACACGTTCGCCTACCTCGGCAAGGAAGTCCCGACACTGTATGACCAGTGGCGTTTCGGCACCTTCAGCCCGGCGGCGAAGGAGTTCTACAAGTATGGGTTCAGCGGCTACGTGGGCGACTTCATGGTGAAGGTGCTCCAGTTCCCGCTGCGCTTCAACCGTGTGGCGGCTGGCCGTTACCAAGTGGTCCTGCCCTACGTGAACGTGGCGGCGACCGAGGGCATCCGTTCGGAGTTCAATCCGGACTACGACAACGCCCAGTATCAGATCAGCTACATCAACAACCCCCGTTCGCTCCGCGTCCTGCCCTACCGGCCGGAAGCGTTGAACCCCACCATGCCGTTCATGGTCCGGGATTACGGCGGCAAGTGGCGCTTCGCCACGAACGACCTCGGTGGTGACTGCAATGGCCGGCCCATCGACAACAGCCGTGGCAACAAGGGCAAGTTCATCGCCGACTTCCAGTTGGCCGTGAAGCCCGAGCACACGGAATGGCTTGAGGTCATCTTCCACAAGGTTGACCGTCCTTGTGTGACCATTGTCGCCACCTGCAATGACGACCCGGGCTATCCCGCCCAGAGCTACGACAGCGTGAACGACACCTGCCCCGGCGTGATTCAGTTCACCGCCGTCTCCGATGGCGCGAACTTCGTGGTGGATGCCGACGGCATCACCTGCGACGGGAACATCGTTCCCTTGGGCGGTGCCATCACCGACGCAACTCTGGCGACGTTCGTCTCCGAGCTGCAAGTCGCGTGGGCTGCTGCTGGCATGACCGGAACGTGGACCGTGGCCGATGCCGCCACGAACCTCATCCAGCTCGCCGGCACCGCGGAGGTTCCGCTGAACTGCACGGACGTTCAGGTTGCGTTCAACCTGTAAGCGCGGCTTACAACACGGGGAGCCCTTTCGGGGGCTCCCCTTTCAAAATAGGATGCTAGCATGAAAATGAACGAGCGTGAGATGGATGCGATGGGCCGCATTGGCGGAACGTCATCGAAAAATTTTGAGTTCCCTGTCCCCGAAGGAGTGGAGCTGGACGGCGAGTCCGGCCGGGCAATGGTGGATTGGGAACTTACCCCGGAGGGCACCCTGCGCGTGATCGCGTTTGACGGCGTGTCGCTGGCGGAATCTTCCACCCCCACCAACGAAAGCGAGGGTCCGGAGATGGAGATGGATGAAATGGAGGAGGAGGTAGTTTCCGCATGAGCACATTCAACGATTTGGTGGAAGGCTGCATCGACTGCCGCCCCGACGGGGAGAAGCTGACAGCCATCGTCGCGCTGCTGGAACGGCAGGCGGGGGCGACCTCTGCCAGCTCCTACGCGCAGAATGAGGTTTCCGTGAACGGGAACGACGTTGAGATTCTATCCGCGGCCGGCGCCGGGGTGACGTATCAGCAGGTTGTGGTGCAAAACCGAGGTATCTATCCGGTGGCCATCAAGTATGGTGCCGGCGCTGATAGCACGGGCGCCAACGGTGAAATCATCCTTGCGGCCGGCTTCGTGGAGAACGACGGAACCGGGGGCGTGCTGAACGTGGACGGATACCTCGGTGCCATCACGGCCGCCGCGGACAATTTGTCAAAAGTCTCAGTTGTGGTCATCCAGTAACCCATCATGGGAATGAACATGGTCAACGTCGGGCTGCGAACCGGCCCGGCAAAGCCGAGGCCAAAGGTCCAGATTGGCGTGGTCCGGAGGGCCAGCATGCCGGCAGGGACTGTGGTTCCCTTGTTCGGGGACAGTTTCAACTGGTGGTTAAACGGTGCCCCTGTCATGGGTTCCACCGTAACCTTCGATTACGGACTCAACGGCGGACCTCTAGGAATTTGACGTATGGCATGGACAGTTACCACCGGCACCGTAAGCGGCACCGCCGGCTCCCTCATCACCGCCCTCGACCTTGAGCTGGTCACGAACCGTGGCTGGACCAAGGAGTTCTCGGGCACCAACAAGGCGGCCTACCGCAACAGCGCGCTGGCGCTGGCTCGGAAATACATGCGGGTGGTCGATGATGGCACGGCTCCGACCTCCGGCGCTAGGGAATCCCTTGTCCAAGGCTACGCCACGATGTCGACGGTGGATGCCGGCACCGGACAGTTCCCAACCTCGGGCGACGCCTACATTCGCAAGAGCAGCTTGGCCGACGCCACGGCGCGGACCTACCTTGCGGTGGGCGACGACAAGACGTTCTACCTTTTCGTGCTAACCGGGGACACGGCCAACCAATACCTAAGCCACGGGTTCGGCGACTTCTACTCTTACAAGCCGGCTGATACGCAGGCGTGCATCCTGTTTGCGCGGCCGGTGAACACCACTTCCTCGTCCGAGTGGTCCTTCTTCTGGCAATGGAACAACAGCACCTATGGTGCAAATTCAGCCAATTACATTGGCGGAAGCATCGTTGGAGTCCCGGGAGAAACGACGCTGTGCAAAACAGTTTCCGGAGCCGTTCAAATCGCAAACTACGGTGCGGAGGCAGTGAACTCGCACATCCCATTCCCGAATGTTGCGGACGGTGCCATCTGGGTGTCCCCATATCAGATGCTCACCAGCGCGGGCGGAAGCACGGTGGTGGACAAGGTTCTCCGTGGAAAGCTCCGCGGAATTTACTATCCGATGCACAACTCCGTGAACTTCAGCGATGGAGACACGTTCAACGGGGCGGGCGACTTGGCGGCGAAATCGTTCAGAATCCTGAAGGGGGTTGGATTTAACGGGACTTCTACCTACGTCGGCGCCGTTGAAACCACCGAACCCGAATCCAGCACGTAGTCATGGCCGCGCTGCCTTACGATGGGACCACGGACAACGGGGTGTTTGAATCCCGGAGCGCCGTGCTGCTTTCCGCAATCCTTCACCGCAGCGTCCGCACCACCGACGGCGTGCAGTATTGGCTGGGGGCAGGCAAGGACGCCGTGGTGGGGAATCCGGCACCCGGCTACAAGTTCGAGCGTTACGGCTCGCTCAAGCTGCGGCTGGCCATCTCGTCCGGGACGCACATCGTCTACGCGCAGGTGCTACAACCGGACGCCTCCGCAACCCGGCCGTTCCTTCGCGTGCTGGCAAACGGCGACATCGGGTTCAACGCACCGCTGACATCAACTGCCGGCTCGTCGACCGGGTGGCAGACGTTGGCCGTCTCCGTGACAGCATCGCAGGACGGAGGCGTTCTGGTTGAGCTTTGCAACGCCGACTTGTCAAAACCCTGCTGGTTCGACAACGTCACCGTGTTATGAGCGCCATGACCACCACCATTGGGACCGGCCTTCAGGGTGGCGCCAACCGCTCCGGCTACGTCTACGACGGCCTGACGCAGTATCCGGACCTCGCATGGTCGGAAGGCTACGTGTTCCGCGGCGGAACCGGCTGGTGGCAGGAGTGGCTGACGATCTTCCCGACCTACGACGAGGCGACCGCCAGCGTGACTGGCGCCAATTACGCAACCTTGGGCGGAGGTTCCGTGAACGTCTATGCCAGCAATGCTGGCACTGGATGGACGGAAGCGTTCACGGGCCTGTTCCCATCCGTTCAGGAAACGGACGCAAACATGGTAGCCTACGTCTACCAACGGGTTAATTTCCGCAACTGCCCTCCGTTCGTGGGCAACAGCGCCCCGTTCGTGCCGTTTACTTCCGGCGGGCAGTTAACCAACACGCAAAATCGCCGGGCATGCTACGCCCAGACCAATGTCGGGCTTCGTCCAGCTCTGGTGCCTGCCGCGGTTCCCGATGCGCTGGAGATGAGCTTCGACGGCACAGGCCAGTATTACCTTCGCACCGGGGCCGGGACTAACGGAGGCAATGTCATGGTCCTGTTCCGGACCACCTCGGCCAACACGCGACTGGCGGCCCACGTTTACGATACCGCAACCCCGGCCAATGTGGGCCTTCAGCTTGGCTGCTCAGGCGGACAGTCGGTAGTGTGGGCGGCCAAGACGACCGCCCTGACCACTATTGAAAATCCCGGCCCACTGCTGCCTGCGGTCACCGTGAATGACGGCGCAATTCATTCGGTGAGTGCTTACACAATAGGCAACAGCCCGACTTTCTTGGCCGCGACGGACAGCACGGACCAGACGGCTACCTTTTCCGGTAACGCGGCAATGCCAAGCACTAGTTTCTCTGTGACGCTCGGTTGTAAAAACGACTTCAGTAATCCGTTCATTGGGGAAATTGTTGAAATTGTTCTCTTTCGCAACGATGCGCCTTTGGCTACTAAAATAGCCATCAGCCAGCAACTGATCGCCCAATGGTAGTCCTCATCTCAGGAACATTTGGAAATGTCGTTTCAACGAAATTCGTGAACACGACTATGGACTCCTTAACTCGGGCGCTTCCGTTTGGAAGCCAGTGGTCCAAGGTGCGGGTAGGGATTCGGTGCTTGCATGGGTTAGCTACCGCAACCCCGACCCCGGCAGAGCAAGTCCCGCTTTTCTTCGGACTGGATTCGTCCGCCGCCGCCTACGGTTACCCCAACACGTTCAACACGGTTCCGACCGGCGTGCGGGCGTTGGGGCTATGGGTTGGAAACCCGCATCGGACCGGCGTAAGCAACCCGCATTATGACAACACCGCGGCGCAAAACCTGATTATTGACCAGACCGAGGCGACGGTGATTGTCAGTAGCCAGCTATCAGTTACACCCTACTGGACAGGCGCAACCGCCACCAATCAGGTGCTTGTGCTTGAGTTCACCAAGGGCAGCTCCGCGATTACCGTCGATGCCTTGTTCCTGAACACGACGGCCACAGCGATATCGGAGGCTACCTTCGACAGCGTAATGGCCGCCGACACGATGGCCGCAGGTCTGGCGTTGCTGGGGGTTACCTACACGCTGGAAACGCATTCCATTCCCGGAGCCATCGCCCGGGAAGCCGACGGGGCGCTGGACCGAGTGTGCCTTTCCCAATCATTTAACCCGGCCGGTTCCGGGCAGGAGGTTCAGATGCAAAAACTGGCCATCCGCCGTCTTTACTGACCATGCCAGCATACAAGCAGACCAAGACCATTGCCGGGACACCCACGGACCTTTTCAAGCTGTCCGCGGACACCTTGGCGCGTGCTTTTGCCATTGGCTCCGACTGGACGCAGCTTCGGTTTGGGTTCCGGGCGCAACTGGACGCCGCTCCCGCCGCCGGCTCCGCGGCCATCGTCCGCTTCGACTTCGGCTTGGACCACGAGGCCGGACCGCTTTACCCAAGCACGTTCGACGCCCCAAACTCCGGAGCGCATTACATCGTCCAGCGGAACGCCTACCAGCTTGAGAACCGGGTGGCTGGACCACCCGTGGTGTTCTACCCGTCCGCCGGGGCAAACGATGACGTGGTGGTGGATGGCCACAACCTCACGGACGACTTCAGTGCCAGCACGGGCCAGTCCCGCCTCAGTGGCAACCCTGACATAATGGGGTGCTACATCATCGAAATCACGAAGGGCACCGACTACGAATACCGCTACCTGTTTCCGTCGGCTGACGCGATGGTTCACAAGACCTCCGCAAACCTTGCGACCGCGATGGGTGTGGCGGACATGGGTCTGGCGCTGCTGGCACTTGGCGGAACTTACACGCTGGCATCCGCCACGATCACCGGGGCCGCCGCACGGGCCACACTTTACGGGCAGTTAAACCGGGCTTTCGTGTCATGGGCGAAGGACCAAACCGCGCCGATTAACTTCACCGACTTCACCCTCCGCAGGATTGCATGAAACCTGTCTCCATTGAGCTGCTGCACGGCTCCCTGAAGCGCGCCGGATTCACGGAGATTCGGTTCGGCGACGAAAACTACGTGGCTCCGTCGAGGTCATGGCTGGGTGAGTTCGCCAGCTACATCCGGAGCAACGCACCCGCCTACTTCGCCCAGAAGTTCGACTGCGAGAACTTCGCCCGGTGGGCATCCTGCGAGGCAGACAAGGCGCTGTATGCGTCTGAGGTTACGGATGCCGGCCACACTTTCGCGGAAGCACGCTGCGTTCTCCAAAAGGACGGTAAATCGCAGATGCACGCGCTAAACGTAGTCCTGTGTGATGATGAAAAACTTTACGTGCTTGAGCCGCAGAATGGTGGGGTGTTTCTGCTTGATGATTTTGACGCTCTGTGGACCTCTGTGCGGCTGTAAGCATGAGCCGGCAGGTCCGCCGATTATGCGGTAACCCACCGTGGACAATTACTTTCAACTTTTACAAGACCACAGTGATCTTTTACAAGACCACGGTGAGCAAATAGCCGTGCTTCAAATCGAAATGAAGGCCACAAAAACTGAACTCGCGGAGTCCAAGATGCGGGAACGCGACTTGGAAAAGGCTATCAACCATCACAACGTCACGCTGGCGCAGTGGGGCGTCATTCTCTCGGCACTGGTGTTCGTGGCCGGCACCGTGACCACGCTTGCCGTCCGATCTTCCTATGAATCCGTGAAGGCTGCCATCATATCGGAAAACGCGAACCGAAACTCACGCCCACAATGAACAAACTTTTTGAAATCATCGTTCGTGCCAGCATTCAAGCCGTTGCCGGCGCGATGATGTCGAAGGGAATCGTGATTTCAGACGGACACATCGAACAGATTGCCGGCGCGGCGACCATCATCGTCACCGTAGTCTGGTCGGTCTGGTCAAAAAACAAGGCAGCCCATGAAAAACCACAAGATTAGCCTGCTGCTGGCAGTGATGCTGGCAGGCTGCGCGGTGAACCGGCCCCAGTTCTACGAAAAGACCACCGGGACCAACGGTGTTGTCATGGAGCGCAGGCTGGCCGTGTCCACATGGACGTTCTGGCCGGCAACTTCCGAAATCGGGAAGCAGAAAGCGTCGCTCGGGAAGACCTTCAGCCTCGGTCAGTCGGAACTGGACCAGTCCGGCGGCGGAACCAACATGGTTGAGGCGCTGAAGTCCATTGACTCCATCATCGGCAAGCTCTCCCCAAGGTAACATGGCAACCGCAGCACAACTTCGGGCTCAAGCACTCGCGCTGATCAACATGGCCAGCGCGCAGAACGTCAATGCCGTGCTGGCAGCCGGAGTCGTGGCCAAAAACGAGGGCACTCCGCTGGACCCGACGCTTTCCACGCAGGAATTGCTGGATGCCTCGGCATATCTCGTGACGCAGCCGCAGAGCGACCTGAATGCCATCACGGTCCAGCAAGCCTTGGCGCTGCTCCAGAACGCAGGCGGAGTCTCCTCGGTGGTTGCCGGCACGAACGTCACCGTGGACAACACAGACCCGGCGAATCCGGTCATCAGCGCGACGGGAGGGGGCGGTGGCGGAGACGTTGCGGTGATTGATGCTGGCACGTTTACCGTGGATTGGGACACCGAGTTCGGCGGCCTTACCAGCGCGTTACACGGCGGCCAATGCTTTGAGGCGCAGTTCGACCTCATATCCGGATTCTCCGGACCACGGCAGGCCGGTGACGTGCTGCTGGTCTGGAACACCGACCTGTCACAGGCGGAGGGCAACGGGGGCACGCATGTCTCCAAGAAAATCCCGATCACCGTCGGGCTCCGCGGCGCCACGGACACCTATGCCGATTTCCGCGTCATCTTTCACACAATGCCATGCCCGGACACGTCGGACCTGACGCCGGGCTTCCGGCCCTACAACTACCACAGTTCGGTGACAGACAGCGCCGAGGAGAGTTACGCCTTCGTGGTGCTCAGAACGGCATGAAAAAACCGCCACGGTTAGGTGGCGGCTGGTGCTAGCAGTGGCAGCTTACATCATGTCGATGGCGTCTTCGGGATTTTTCGGCGCGGCGGATTCCTTTGCTGCCGTCCGGCCGGAACCCGGCTCCGAACCCGACAGGTCGGACAGCCGCTTCTCCAGCTCCTTGACCTTCTGCTGAAGGCGGATGGTGCGGAGACGCTCCCGGCCAAAGGCGCGGGCGCGGAGTCCCATCTGGGCTTGGGCGCGTGCCATCATCTGCCCGCGTTCAATCGGCGACAGGCTTTCATCCAGTCCTTCGCCCTTCGTTCCCATGCGGACTAGCTTCATGCCGGACTCAAGCAGGGAGTTTCCTTCGTCGTCCCCATCCTCCTTGCCGAACAGCGCGGAGTATTCGGTTTCGGTCGTGGTGAACTCCTCGTCGAACGCGGAGTGCAGTAGCGACACCTGCTGCTGCTGCTGGGTTTGCCGGTCCTGATCGCGGCCAATCCCCTTTTCCTTCCACTCGTCGATTGCTTTCTGCCGGGCGTCCCGCAGCTCAATCAGCTTGCGACGGTGGACCATGATTTCCGGGGCGGCCGGGCCGAACAGCTTTTGCGCCTCAACCGCGGCCTTGCCCGTGGGCATGCCCATGAGGGCAACGATGTCCCGGTGGCTGGCGGGACGCTCACCGTCGCCATCCTCGACCACGATTCCGTCGATGTCGTCGATGGCCGCCTTCCACGCATTCTTCACCGGCTCCTCGAACCGCTCCTTGTAGTCGCGGGACCGGGTGTAATCCATGAAGCGGACCTCGGTATCCAGCTCCTCGTTGCGCTTGCGGATGTCATCCAGCTCCTTCTTCAGGGCGGCGGTGGCAGTCTCAACCTCCTTGCGCGTGCCATCAGCCTTGGCGGCATCCAGCTCCTTGAGCTTGGCGGCAAGCTCGTCGCGCTCTTTCTTGGTCAGCTCGTATTGCTCCCTGAACTGCCTCATGGAAGTGGGAGCCTCCTCCTTGGCCTTGGCCGCCGGGGCAGGCTGCGGTGACTTCAGCTCGGCTTCCCTCTTGGCCAACCCAAGCAGGTCGTCCATGACGGGTTTCGGTGAGGTCTTGGTCGGGGCCGCCTCCTCCACCTTGGCGGCCGGCGGTGCCTCCACCTTGGCGGAAGCCTCGGGCGGCGCGCTCGCCTCCGCGGCCCGCGTGTCGGTCGGAAACACGTCCCCGTCAATCTTGTCGATGGCGGAGAACGCATCGTCGTAATCCGCCCCGCGCTCCGGTGGCGCCTCCGCGGTTGCGCTGCCGCTGTCTGGGGTGGGAGTGAACAGGATTCGGTGGGTCTTAAACATGAGGCTCCAAGTTTGTTGTCGTCGGCTTCTTCGGGGCCGACTGCTCCGTGATGTTCGTCAGCTCGTCGATGAACCCACGGGCTCCGCTCCGCCGGCAGTTGGCATTCCAGCCCGCCTGCGGGTTGTCGGAGCCCGGAAGGGTCCAGCAAAACTGGTTGAACGCCGCCAGTAATGCCGCCTTCATGTCAGGGTCGTCAAGCAGTTGCCTTACTCTGTCGGTCTTTTGCTTGTCGGCAAGGAATTGCGTCTTGGGTGATAGCATGGTGGTTTTTCGGTTATTCCTCCGACTCCGGCTGCGGTGTTACCGCGGTCCGCCGCATGTCCGCGGCGGTCTTGAGGTCGAGGGAAGCGATGTCGGCCCGGGTCTGCGCGCCCTTGCGCTGCGCGTCGCCAAGCAGGGAGGCGTCCTTGCGCTGTTGTTCCTGCTGGAAGGCGATTTCTTTCTGCATGCGCTTCTGCTCGGCGTTGGCCGCGGCGATTTCCGCCTTGGACTGCGCGGTGATAATCATGGCCTGAATCTTCGCCTGCGCCTCCGGGGTGAGCCCGCCTTCCTGACCGGCCTGCTGCTGGCTTTGCGCCATCTCGGCGGCCTGCTGGAAGAACGCCTTCAGCACGTTGGCGATCTGGGTCAGCGCGTCGCGGAACATCCGCAGGTTCTCCTGCTGTCCCGGGTCTTCCTGAATCAGCATCATCTGCTGCTCAATGTGCTGCATGACGTTTTGCAGCCCGAACAGCCGGCGAGGCTCGGCGGCTCCACCCATCTGCTCAATGGATTGCACGTCGGAGTTGAGGAGTTGAATCAGGGTGGAGATGTATTCCGGACGGTTGATGGCAGATGATAGCACGACGGGCTTGCCGTCGATCAGCGTGCCCCAAGCAAGGGTCGCCTTCTCCACCGCCGGGGAAACGGTCCGGCCGGCAACCGGGGCCAGCTTGTTCGCCAGCAACGGGTCGTCGGTGTTCGCCTCCACATACATGTGGACGACCTCGGCTTGGGCGTCCGGCGTAAGCAGCGGGCGGACTGCCATCAGCCGGTCGGCCTGCGCGATCTCCAGCATCTTGTTGCCGACGCCCATGACGCGCTCGGGCATGATGTCCCACGCCTCGGAATCGGTGAGCACGGATTCGTCCACGCCGTCCGCCATGCAGAGCTGCCGAAACTTGATGCAGTCGGGATGGTTCAGGGTGGCGAAGCGCCGGCAGATTTCCCGGTATTGGAACGTCTGCTGCGCGTAAGCCTTCGTCAGCATGGAACCCATGAGGGCGTTGCTGCTGTTGACGCGGGCCATGACCTCGGTGGCCGTCAGCTCCTTCGACGTGCCATCATTCACGTCGGACTGGTAAGAGGCGGATGATTCGGCCATGAGCTGCCGGTGCATGGACATCGCCCCGTTGAGGAGGTTGAAGTCCAAGACGTGACGTTCCGACTGCGGCACCCACGACAGGCCGTCTGGAATGACGCCCATGTGGAACAGGTCCACCTTCTCCAGCCGTTCGGCGTCCCCTTCCGAGGTTGCCCGAAACATCCACATCATCTGCTCAAACACGGAGTCCGTAAACTTGCACCGGAGCCGGTTTTGCAGGTGGCAGACCGAATAAAGCAGGTAGCCGAGGGAACGCACCGAATGCCAGCGGAACGGGGGCACCACGGCACCGTCGGCGAACTGCGTGTGCATGAGGTGCGCCACGTCCTTGCCGTAGCAGCGGTCCTTCGGGTCGAACAGGAACTGCCCCGCCGTGTTCATGTTCCCGAACCCAGTGTTATACTGGTCAACCACGATGCGGCGGCGCCACGACGGGCAGTCGCCGGAGGTGTCGAGGAAGTAGAAGTCGTAGCACCGCAGCACGGGCACGGCGTCACTGCCCCAATAGCCGGCGTTTTCCTTGAAATCCTCCTCCACCTTCTCCGGGAAATACTGCCCCGCCCAATCCTGCGATTGCTGCTGGATGGCGTCCACCTTGGTCAGGTGGGCTAAGATTTGGTTTACCAGCGGCATGTTCCACCCGTCATCCACGGCGGTCCCACGGGTCATCCGAATCAACTCCGCCGCGGTGAACGACGTGTAGATGGCAAAGTGACTGAGGTTTTCCAGTGATGTCAGCGTGTTCGTCGGAATCAGCATGTCTTCGATGCCGCGGGCGGTCGGGCACCAGTCCTTGTCCCGGAGCCACGTCACCGGCCCGATGCCGTGCAGCACCGTGCCGGCAAGCTGAGATTCCAGCGCGTAGCCATACTTGGAACTGCGCTTCAGGATTCGGTTGAGGTTGCTGGTAATGATGTTGCCCCACGCCGAACGCTTGAACCGCGGCCCCGCCTCAAGGTTTACGGCAAAGTAGTTCTGCGACTTCAGGAAGGCGTTGGTGAACTGCTGCCGCGCCGAGTGCATGATGCGCGTCCCCTCAAGGAAGTTCACGTTCGTCTCAATGCGGTTGTCGCGGGCCTCCTCGTCGGTGAACGGCGGGTTGCCGTTGAAGACGGAGTTGATTCGGCTGCGGTTCCGGGAGCGCGGCTGCTCTGCTTGCAGCATCGAATCGACCACGTTCCAGACTTTCGAGGCGTCTTTGAAGGACATGAGCTGGGTATGTTACAAAGCTGGGGTTTTGGCCACAACAGAATGGGTCATGGCTTCCAATTCGGAAACCGCTAACGCGATGCGCTACGATGGTTCCGCCCAGCGTGTTTTGCTTCATGGTTACTTACCGTGTCGCAATCGCAAAATTTCCAACAAGCTTCTCGACAGTCCAGCCACAGGCGTCGGCGGCTTGGATGGAGTTCCCGTATTGAGGCAACCAGTCATCCATAAGGACGGTTTTGATTCCAAGTGTTTCGCAAAGCCTCAAGTCTCGCGAGGTTGCTTCCAATGAATGATCACCGTCCACGTAGGCCGCATCAAATTGAATCCCGGTTGCTACAAGCAGCGGATGCGCGACGGCTGAATCACTAATGATGAGCCGTAGCGAATCGGGGCCGTATTTCTGGATGATTTTTTGCTCACCGGAGCGGACACCTTTTGTGTCATACAACTCGACGCTCACTACTTTTTTTGCTCCGAGTGACAGCATGAGTGCCGCACTTGTGCCGGCGTTAAATCCAATTTCAAGGATGGTTGGAGTCGGTTTCAAATCCCGCATAAACTCAATGAATGCGGGGCAGCAATGCGGTCCACTGCCAAACACGGCCGGACCGGCAAAGCAGTCAATTCCGTTGATGGCGGCTTCATACATTGCTTTGTATTGTTCAGCATGGCGAACGTGATGCTTGTCGATGAGTTGGAATAAGTCAGACATACGGTTTTCTATTTTGTTATTGTGTCCCCGCAAAGTTGGTTCCGAGTTTACCCAAAGGATTCCCGCTGAAGAAAGCGCCCCACTTCCGGCGAAGGATTGCATGGGAAGCTGCCAGCATCTTGTTTTTTTCAGTGGTGGTGGACTGGCTTTCCTCGTGGATTCCCGTGGCCTGCGGGTTGTAGACCACCTTCCAGCCGGCACGACGAAGCTTCATGCACAGGTCAACGTCCTCCGAGTAGCAGTCGTATTCCTCGTCGAATCCGCCGACTTGGAAGAACGCGGACCGCCGGACCAGTGCGGCGGCGAACGTGACGCACTCCATTTCCGTTTGGACCCGGATGCTTTGGATGACCTTCTGATGGTCGATGTGACCGTATCCCGCAGTTCCACGGAACATCCCGGCGTGCTGAATCTTGCCATCAGGATACCGCAGCAACGCGCCCACCACCGCCACGTCGGCGTTGTTCTTCAACACCGCCTTCATGGACGCCACGGCGATTCCGTCCAAGTAGCAATCATCGTTCAGGAACAGCAGGTATTCGCCATAGGTGCGGCGGACGGCCCGCTGGCAGTTCTTCCCGTAGCCAAGACGGGTTCCGGGACACGGAATGGTCCTCACGTCCGAGCCCGATGGAATCTTCACCGGAACGCAGTCGCCATCCAGCGCAACCACCGTCTCGTAGACTTGATGCCTCACGGCTTCCAAGCACCGATGCAGCCTCGGCGTGTCCTTGTAGACCGGAATGATGGCGGACACCAAGCCGTTCGTCAGCGTGTCCAGCTTGGTCGCAGCCGCCGAAAGGATGGCCGATGGATTCACCCACTGGCACGGCGGGGCCGACTTCATGCCCGGGATGACGCAGGCGAACTCGTTGCACGGGGAGCATTTCACGTCCGGCGGCACCCTGAGGTAATCCGTCTGGTCGTTGAGCCGCCGGTCGATGGCGATGGATTGCTCCAAGACCACGATGGGTTTCCCCAGCGCGGCGGCAACGTGCATCGGTCCGGTGTCCGGCGTGATGACCAAGTCACAGCATGCTATCACGGCGCAGAACTCACGGAACGTCCTTGCCCAGTCCGTCACCATGACGTTGCCAACCGCCCCGTCGATTGCAATGGCGTCAGGGATGCCCACGAACACCGAACCCGGCAGCGCCCGAATGACATCCATGAACGCGCATTCATGCAGCGTCCGGCTTGGCCATGCGACGGAGCGTCGAACAAACACGGTCCAAGGCCGCGGCATCTTTGCCATGCGGCTGACGGCCGCGGAAATCTCCTCCTTGGTCAGGACCATGTGCGGCCGGAGGTTGATGGCCTTCTCGGGAATCCCGTGCCTCCGCAGCTCCAGCGCGGCGGCATCGAAGAACATTTCCCCGACGGACTTTCGCTTCCGGTTCAGGTTTTTCTCGTAGGTGTTGTCGAGGTTCACCGCCGGCATCACCTCGTCCGTGACGACGTTCATGAACGGGAGGTTGTCCAGAGCCGGGGCGCATGAAATCGACGTGTCGAAGCGGACGGTGAGCCCGAAGTCGGCGAACCGCTTGGCGAGCGGCGTTGCCATCAGCACGTCGCCAAAGGCTGCCTTGCGCCGGATGGTGACGAGGCTGGACGACTTCGGCGCGGAAAGCTGCGCCATGAGGCGGCGCGCTTCGCCGGGGGTGCGGACACCCCGCTTGGTCAGGATGCTAGGATGGACTGGCATGTGCTTTTGATTCCTTCGCCACCCAGCAATGTTCCGGCATCCCCTTGGCGCTCAGGTGCTCCAGCGGAATCCAAATTTTCAGCGGCAGGTGGCAGTTGCAAACGTCGCAGGTCTTCAGCGCGGACTCGCCGGGCAGGATTGCTCCGATGGCATGCCGCACCCGTTCCGAGTCGCGGATGACCTTCCCGATGGCGCGCTCCACCGTCTTCTTGTCGATGTTGTGCGGGCAGGTGAAGCAGGTGGTCATGCGCGCCGCGGCAGTGTCGTGATCGGCCGGCTTCCCGCCCGCACCCAGCCATGCGGACAGGGCGCGGACAGCCTTGGCGTCGGTGGCTATGCGGGAGAGGTTCATCGGCCACAGAACCCGCATTGTTTCACGGCAGAAGATGATCGGACCACGGCAGGTTTCGGCGCGTTCAGGCCAAGCCTTGCCGCGGTAAACTCCACGAGGTCGTTGGCCACCGTTTCCGGACCCGACCTAGCTGCCAGCACGGGGTTCGCCATGCGATGCTTCACGATCATGCTCACCGCCGAACTGAAGCTGTGGTTCAGCGGTGATGGCAGGCTCCACCCGGTTTCAGGCTGGTAGTATTGCCAGCCGCCGGTCGGAGTTTTGGTCAGGTTGAGTCTCATGTCAGAACGGAACGTCATCCCCCTCCCCGTCAAGGTCGCCGGCCGTCTTGTTCGCTGCCGGAGGCGAGGAGTCGCGCTTCGGTGCCGGCGATTCATGCGAGGAGTTTTTCCCGGTATCGCCGCAGAACTGGAAGCTCTCAACAACAATTCGCGTCGCGCTGCGTTTGGCGCCCGTCTGCTTGTCATCCCATTCCTCGCGGGTCAGTCGGCCCTCAACCAGAATCGGGCTGCCCTTCCGAAAGAACTTGTTGATGGTTTCGGCGGCGGTCCCGAACGCCTTGCACTCGGCGAAGTAAACGTCCTCCCGCTGCTCGCCGGATTCGGTCTTCCATTTCCGGTTGTTGGCGATGGACAGGTTGAGGACGGCCGTTCCCTTCGGCAGGTATTTCAGCTCAGGGTCGCGGGTGATGTTGCCTTGGATGAAGACTTTGTTAAGGGGCATAGGTGAGTTGGTGTTCTTTCAGAAGTTTCGTGTGCTTGTCAGACATACGTGTAAGCCACTGTGATGTCTTGCGCTTTACAATACCGGGCGACGAACCGGCTGCAATCTCAAATCCGTTCCGGCGGGCGATTTCGATGGCGACCACCAGCGAGTCCCACAAGTCGGGCGAACGACCCATGCGGTCCTTGGTCTTTTCCTTGGGCTCCACGTCGATGAGCCCGGTGCGGGAGATGCCCCACTCGCGCATGGCGCCCTCCTCCGCCACGTCCCGCGGCAACTTGCGGAGCTGCTTGCCCTCAATGATGAGGCGGGACGCATACCAGAGCGCGGTGACCATCTTGCCGTAGGCTTCCCGCTCCGTCTTCTCGTCACCCCTGCGGACCGGCCGTTCCATCGGCCTGCCGCCGAACTCGATGGGGACCACTACCGGGGACCACAGGCGGGCGAAGGCGGACATGAGCGTGCCGCGGCCGGTGGAGTCGAAGCCAACCCGCTCCGGCGTGATGGACCGCTGCTCGCAATACAGCCGGACGTATTCGGCAATCTGCTCCTCCGCCTGTTGGGCGCGGGCAGCGGTGATCGGGATGATTGTCGGCGACTCCGAGAATGATAGCAGGATGCTTCCGTCCCGTGCCGGCCCGAACGTCAGGTCGGTGAGCACGCAGCGGTCACCGCCCACGCCGGAGTAGGCGGCGTCGATTCCCACCACCCGCGTCAGCTTGTCGGACTGGTGCCAGACTGGTTCATCGAAGGCGCCGTTCTGCTCGCACAGAGACACCGTGACCACCCGGCGCGTCCCGCCGTCCCGCGGAAGGACACCCAAGTTCATCATGGAGAATTGCAGCGAGTCCCGCCCGTAGTAGGCCAAGTCCGCCTCAATCTGCTCCGGCGTGATGATTCCGCGGAACGGGTTCAGACCCTTCGGATAGTCCTTGTTTGGGGTGTCGAAGCCGCAGAGCTGGACCGCCACCCCTCCCGGCGCCCGGGTTTTCCACGTCCGCGTCTCCTCCTTGTATTCCAGCCCCTCCCACCCGCCAATGGACGGATGCGGCTCACAGACAACACCGAGGGCGTCGGTCCGGTCCTTCGGGTTCCCCATCGCTATCATCTTGAACGATGGATTCTTCCGGAGGTTGGACACGGAGTCCAAGAACCCACGTCCCATCAGCGATGCCTCGTCAGCTATCAGCATGACCCGGTCGTTTTTCAGGCCGACGTAGTTGGAAAGGCCGACGAAGGTTCCGCCGACACGGCACGCCACGCCAATGATGCCATCACGGAAGTCCCATCCTTCCCCCTCGGCGACCTCGGTGGTCAGGGCGAACTTCGATTCATGGACCTTTCCCGGCAGCCAAGCCCGCCGCTCCTTTGCCTTGGAATGCAGCTCCTTGATGGCACCCCAGATGCGGAGCTGGAGGCCGTCCCGGGTAGTCGATGACATCACGATGCTGGTGCCCTTCGGCCAAATGTAATACGTGGCCAGCCCGAACGCGGCGGAACAGAACGTCTTCCCGGAGCTACCCGGACCCATGACGCCGACCTCGTTGTTCTCCACGAAGGTCTTAATCAGGAGGTCGGACCAGTGGTGCCACTTGAACCAAGGCCAGAGCGCGGTCATCGCCTGTTTGTAATGGTAGGCCAGCCCGGAACCGTGCCGGACACCGCCGACTTCCTTGTATCCGCCAGCCTTGATCATCGCCGCCTCAATGAGAAAACGGTCCTTGGTGCTCCACGGCAGCGACAGATACTCCTGATTCATTGCTTGCGTGCCGGTAACACGGGGGGTTGGATTCGGCAAGATTCATGGCAGTCAAAGACGCGAGACTGGTTGACGGGTTCATCACCTGCGAGGCTGGGGTGGACAGCGGTTTTTCGCCGCTGCTTCTCCAGCCGAATCAACTCTCGTGGGCGGTCAATGCCAGCATGCGGGCGGGGTTCCTGAACTGCCGGCCCGGCTGGTGGAAGCGGGCGCTGAAGTTCCCGGCGCCGGATACCGGCGGCATCGAAGCCCTGTTCGCCTCTGGCCTGTGGCAGGGGTGCGGAACCTACGTGGCCGACAACGGCGTGACCTCGTTGGCCGTCAGCATCTCCGGGCGAATCTTCCTCATCAACGCGCAGTCGTTCGTGGTGACCGAGATTACCATTCCCGGGAACGTGAACTCCGAGGTGGAGCGGCGGGCGTGGTTCCAGCAGGCGGAGCGGTATCTGATCGTCCAGAACGGGCTCAACATTCCGTTCCTTTACGACGGTGCCAACAGCCGGCGGGCAACCGCGGACGAGGTTCCCATCGGCGGACCGATGGCCTACGGCAAGGGCAGGCTCTGGGTGGCGCGGGGGTCGGTTTACTTCGGTGGCGACCTTGTCTGGTCGGACATCACCCTCGGCCGCGACTCCATCATCAAGTTCACCGAGAACACGTTCCTCAATGAAGGTGGCGCGTTTGCCGTCCAGAACGGCCCGATTACCGGCATGGCGTTTGCCGCCAACCTCGACACATCGCTGGGTGACGGTGACCTCTTGGTGTTCACCGCCAGTGCAACCTATGCCTTTTCGGCCCCGATTGACCGGGACGTGTGGAAAGACCTTCAATATCCCATCCAGCGGTTTGCACTCCTGAACTTCGGGTCGCACAACCACGAATCCATCGTGCCGGTGAACGGCGACCTGTTCTTCCGGGCGCAGGATGGCATCCGGTCGATGATCTACGCCCGGCGTGATTTCACGGAATGGGGCAACACCCCCATTTCCCGGCAGATGGCCCGCGCCCTTCAATACGACAGCTCGCCGCTGCTCTGGGCGGGCAGCTCAGTCAACTTCGACAACCGCTTCCTGACGACCTTGCAACCGCAGCAGGTCAACGGCCGCGGCGTTTATCACCGCGGGCTGGCGGTGCTCGACTTCCACCTCGTCTCCGGCATGGGGGCAAAGCTGGCGCCGGCATGGGAAGGTGTGTGGACCGGCTGCAAAATCATGCAGACGTGCTCCACCATCGTCTCCGGCCAGACCAAGGCGTTCCTGTGGACGCTGGAACCGGGCGGGGAGTTCGGGCTTTACGAGGTCACCAAGGATGCGCCGTTCGACTATGATGGCACGTCGGACCGGACAACCTCGTGGATTGCCGAGTCCCGCGGGTTCACCTTTGGCGACGCGAACGGGAAGAAGCGGCTGAACGGGGCCGAACTCTGGTATGACCAGATGCTCGGGGAATGCACCCTCTCGTTGCGCTACCGGTCCAACCAGTCCGCGTGCTGGTCGCCGTGGGGCTACTTCGCGGACTGCGCCACCTACCGCTCCTGCGAGGGTTATCCGTGCCACGAAATCACCTACTACAAACCGGCTCAACGTGCCCGCGTCGGGTTCCCGCAGCCCAACGATGACATCGACCCGCAGACCGGGGGCTTCACGCGGGACGGGTATGACGTGCAGGTTCGCATCGAAGCCACGGGCCGGTTCCGGCTGAAGCGTTTGCTGCTAGCATCCAAGGTGCTTCAGGAAGACACGTTCGGCGACATCGCCAACGTGCAGTGTGCGCCCACGTCCGGGGCAACTTGCCAAGTCGGCTGCCTTGCGCTGGAATGCCCGGGTGTCTGCTCGGAGCCGCCAGACTACGACTACCAAATTTCAACCTCCTAAACCATGCCAGAAGTTGTCCTGACACCCGGAGTCCTGCCGCAGCCACAGTGCTACGCGGACGAGCAATCCCGCTTTGAGGCGTATGTGGCGGCAATCATCACGTCGCTTACGGGCGGGCTGCAATGGACTGCCAGCACGACGGCGCCCACTGACCTGACGCAGTATTGGCTGAAGACCGATACATCGAACCCGGGCGACCCGACGTATGCCCGCGGGCTGGAAATCCTGAAGTGGTCGGTCCCGGATGCCGCTTGGGTTCGGGTGTTCTCGGTGCCCTCCTCGACGGGCGTCATCGGCGGGGTGGTGAACTCCTTCACGCTGACGCACTCGCCGCCCTACATCACCGCGGCATCGGCTTACCGGGTGGGGCAGGTTTACGTCTTCATCGCCAACAATGCCATCACGGGTGCCAGCACGCTGAACGTGGACGGCCTCGGCGCCAAGGCGATCAAGAAGCGGGTCACCGTGGACTTGGCTGAAAACGACATCCTTGAGGACCAGATGGTGTCCGTGATCTTCGATGGCACGAACTTCCAGATGCTCTCGGAAGCCTCGACCTACGACCTGTCGAACTTTCCGGGTGGGGAGTTTGGGGAGGTGCTGAAAATGGTTGGACCGTATCCAAGCGTGACGGTGGATTGGGATAGTTTTGCATTTGCGTCGGATTTGCAGGCATTCCCAGCAACCCAAGGGGCCGCTGCTACGCCGGTTTCCCACAATTTTTCATCCCAGCCATCATGGTATAGATGGGTAGCGGTGTGTAACACCCCGGAACATGGCTATCTTGCAAACGAGGAAGTTCCTACCGATTGCCTCATTGAGTCAAACGCCTCCAGCACGACATCGCAGTTTAGCACGCAATGGGTCGACACTGTGAACGGGACTTTGAATTTGCGCCGCGCAAACATTGGCGTGAATACCGTTTACATGCTGTCCAAAACAGCCGGGGCGCTGTCGGTTTTGACTCCCGGTAGCTGGAGGCTGAAAGTTTACTACGCCCGATAACCCATGAGGAAAACCCTTCTCCAAGCCAAGTCTGGGACCATTCCGCAAGCAGTGGGTTATGCCGCCTGTGACAGCAGGTTCGTGATGCTGCTCAACGAGGCGCAGTCCCGCCTTGCTGACATGGGAAAGTGGTGGGGCACCTACAAGCGCATGCGGATTTGCGTTACCGCAGGCTGCATTACATGGCCCCGCGAGGTGAAGACCGTCGAGGCGATGAACGTGTGCGGCATGGGGATTCCGGTTCAGAACGGGTGGTATGAGTTCCAGCAGGACGTGCCAGCACCGGGAATCGGGTGCGAATCGTGCGAGCAACGGCAGCTACTTGACCGCGGAATGGTGACTCAGTATCGGGATTTTACGGGGCTTTCCAAGGTTCGCATCTACGCCTCGTCAGCAAGCGACTACGGCAAGCGCGTGCTGCTTCAGGGAATCGACGCCAACGGCGATGCCATAAGGACGTTGGACGCAGTTTCCGGGGACTACGTCTGGGGCGAATACGTCACGCTGGCCGCCGGGTTCGTGGAGACGACCAACTCCTTTGCGTCCCCGCTCCTCACCGGGGCACAGAAGGCGGTGACCAACGGGCGGCTCACGGTCACGGGCGTCAACGTGGTGTCGGCGGTTGAAACCGAGGTTGCCGTGTGGGAGCCCGCCGAGGAGAACCCGCAGTATCGCCGGACCTACCTCGTCAACCGTCCGACCGGATGCAACGACGGAAGCTGCTCCGACGGTGGCGACGGCTGCACCCCGGCGGTCACGGACTGCACCGGGTCGATGATGGAAGCAATCGTCCGGCTGGAGTTCGTGCCGGCGGCGGTGGACTCCGACTGGCTTTTCATCGGGAACCTGCAAGGGCTGAAGCACATGATGCGCGCCATCCAGAAGGAGGACCGCAACGAATACAACGAGGCGGAGCGGGAGATTCAGCTTGCGCTCCGGGCGCTTCGGAATGAACTCGAAGCGTATTCCCCGAAGGAACGAACCGTCGTGAACGTGTTGTCGTATGGAACTGCAAACCCCCGAAAAATCTTCTCCGGATTCATCTGAGGTGCTGGCCACGGCAACGTGGGCGGACTTCATCTTTGAACCGGGCATCAGCTTCGACGAGGCGCTGACTCGCTGGGAAGCGTTCATTATCCGCACCGGCACGGAGGAGCTGTCGGACGAGGACTGCCCGCTTCAGCACAACTTCCCGGACGGGCTTTACACCCGGGAGCTTTTCATGCCAGCAGGCTCGGTCATTACCAGCCTTGTCCACCGGTTCGACAACCCGTTCTTCATCCTGAAGGGCAAGGTCACCGTGCTCAGTGAGAACGAAGGCCGGGTCACCTACATTGGTCCGTGCTACGGCATCACCAAGCCCGGGACGCGGCGGCTGCTTTTGGTCCAAGAGGACACCATCTGGGTCACGGTTCACCCGAACCCGGAAAACATCAAAGACGTTCCTACGCTGGAAAACCGGCTGACTTTCGTGAAAGAAAACCCGTATCTGGAGGAGAAAACATGTCATTCATTGCCGTCGGAGTAGGGGCTGGACTCCTCGTGGGTGGAACCGCCATGTCCGCCAACGCCGCCAAAAAGAAGAAGCAGGGCATGAACGCGATTGCGAACACGCCCGGCTTGGACCTTGCCAGCATGATTTCGGAGTCGTCGGGGCTGGCCCCGCAGACGCAGCGGCTGGAGTCGGAACGGAACGTGTTCAACCAGCAGCAGATGCAAGCCATGCTGGCAGCAGGCATTCCGGGCTTCGCCGAAATGCAGAAGCAGCGCGGCGGGAACGCCCTGTCCCTTCTGCGCGGTGAGCTGCCACCGGACATTGCCCAGCTCGTTGCCCGGCGCGGCGCCGCGAAGTCGCTGGCCGGCGGCTACGGTGGCAGCCAAGCGGCGTCAAACCTGACGGCCCGTGACCTTGGCCGCACGTCACTGGACATGATGCAGCTCGGCAGCCGGGAGGCGCAGGGGTTGATTTCAGGAACCCCGATGCCGCAGCTCGCCAACTTCATGTTCACCCCGGGCGACATTGCCGGGCTGCGTTCCAGCGAGCGGACGCAGAAGCTCAACATGCAGATGTCCGCGATGGGCATGCCCGGCCCGGGTGAGATTTGGGGCAAGCAGATGCAGCAGACCGGCGGTGGAATGCTGTCGATGGGGGTGGGCAATCTGGGAGGAGCACCAAGCACCACGCCCGTCTCCATGCCCAGCTACACCCCGATGAACACCGGCTCGTCCGGCGGTTATTATCCGGGCGGAATCAGCCCTTACGGAGGCTAACATTATGCCAGCAATCCAAGCAAACTTCGGCCTGTCCATGCCCCGCACCGCGGGCGCTGACGAATACGTGGAGCGTCTGCCCGACCTCGGTGCGGCCTACCGCTCCGGGCAGCAGCTCCAGATGCAGCGGAAGCGGCAGGAGCTTGAGGAAGCCGACCTGCTTTACCGGCGTGGCCAGCAGGAGCAGCAACGCCGCGACCAGATGGCACAGCGTTATGGGGACAGCCTGATCATTGACCCCGAGTCGGGTGCCATCGACGTGCCAGCATCCGAGCGCGCCCTTCAGCAGCGGACCATCAAGGAGAAGGGGGCGTTCCAGTTCGGCTACCAGTATGGCTTGAGCCCGAAGGCTTCGGTGCTGACGCCGGACGAGGAGATGTTGCTGAACACTCCGCAAGGTCGGGCCGGGCTGGCGTCGGCCATGTCGAAGGCGGCGGAGCAGGACCGGGGGTTCATGGACAAGATGGCGATGGATGCAGCGTTGCTCAAGCAGCGCACCGACAGCGCGGAGAAGATTGCACAACAGCGTTCCAACGATGCCTTCGTTAGGACAATTCTCGGAGGTAGTAGGGGGGCAGGTGGAGCGACGAAGGAGGCCATCTATTCATGGACGGAGCCTGACGGCTCAAAGGGCAGGGGCACCTTGGCGGCGAAAGAGGCCGCCACGGCGCGGGTAAAACTAGCGGAACAGGAGGCAGACGCGATGCAATTTCTGGATGCCACCGTCACGCACTACGAAAACCAGCTCAAGGCGCTGCGGGAGTTCAGGGCCAAGGGCATCGACATCGACCTTGAAGACGAGGACACCGACCGCCCGTATGTCGAGGAAAGCAACATGTTCACGACCAGCGACAACGCGGCGGAAGCCGAGGCTATTCTCAGGAAGGGACTGGAGAGGGCGCGCAAGGAGCAGAGAAAGGCCCGTTCTGCGTGGTCAAATGCTGGCGTTGGGGTGCTGAAAAATGATGCTGGCAGCGAAGGTTCCGGCGATACGATTCGGATTGGTGACGATGGTTCGCCCCAAAAGGAAATCCTAGACTCGTTGGAGTAACACCACATGGGCGTCATCCTAGATTTCGGAAAAGAGTTGGGCACGATGGAGCTGCCCGACGACATGACCCGCAAGCAGGCGGAGGAGTTCGCCCGCGTCAACGGCAAGGAGCTGCGGAAGCAGCGCATCGCCGAGCGCATGGCGGAGCAAGAGCTGGAGACTCGCGTGGACGAGCGCATGGCCGGCAAGCCCAGCCTGTATGAACGCCTTGGCGACTTCGCCATCGCCATCCCGCGGTCGGCACAGGAGATGGCTGGCGGTGCCGTGCGGAACGTCGGCCGATACCTAAGCCAAGCGCCGCTGCCGCAAGACCCGAACTCGTTTGATTCGTTCGTCGCCGAGGAAAACCTAAGGCGTAGGAAGCGCACTCAAACGGAAGCCGAAGCCGAGTTTAACGCCAACCCATTCACGCAGGCCGGCGAGGACATCATGGAAGGCGCCGGGGACAGGTTCCCGGTGGTTCCCGGCCGTGAAGGCACGCTTGCGGTGCAAGTCGGCAGCGGCGTTGGTTCGGTGCTTGGACTGGCCCCGGCGGTTGCCACCGGCCCGATGGCCCCGGTGACTGCCGGCCTGATGTATGGCGCCTCTGCCGGCGAGTCAGCCGCGATGGACGCGGACCAAGTCATCAAGCAGAAGATTGCAGCGGCGCTGTCCGTGGGCGACACCGGCACAGCCGCCGAGCTGGAGCGCACCCGGTTCCAGAAGCAGAACATCGCGGCGGCGGTCACCGCCCCCATCGGTGCTGTCACGGAGGCAACCCTTGGCGTCGGCCCGGCGCTCATGCGCCGGATTGCCGGCAAGAAGGCCGCGGCCGGGATTGGCGTCCGCATTGCCGAGAAGCTGGTCGGCCGGAACGTCCCGGCATGGGCCGCCAAGCGGGCCGGCGGGGCGGTGGAAGGCTTCGGCCGGGAAATGCTTCAGGAAGGTTCCGAGCAGGGGCTTTCCAACGCGGCGGCGAACATGGTCTATGACCCGGACCGGAACATCACCGACGGCATGGCGGAGGCCATGATTGCAGGCGGCCTGACCGGCAAGCTGGTAGGCGGCACGTTCGGTGTGGACTTGGAAGCTGCCCAGCAGCTTGCCAGCACGGGCGCAATCCCGTCGATGCCGCTGCCCAGCTCCACCAAGCAGGTGCTTCAGACCCAGCCACAGCCGGCCGCGGCGGAGGTTATCGAGGTGGAGGCGAAGGTTGTGGCTGAGGAGGAGGAAGGGGACGTTGTTGGCGCAGAATCGAAGCGTCAGCGCGAAGTGGACGCGGCCATGAAGGCGGCCGACGAATCGCGGAAGGCTGTTACCGGAGAAACCGAGCTGGTCATGGACGAGGCAGGGAACGTGACGGCGGTGCCGGTAGAGGCTGCCGCGCCGGTTGCGCCCGCTTCCGCTGTTTCTGCACCTGCAAATGCAACAAGTTGGACGGTTGAAGAACCCAACTTGGAACTTCAAAGCAAGAATCGGGAAGAATTTTTAGCACAACTTCCAGAGGACGAACGTGAAGAATGGGGCAAGCAATTTGACCGGTGGGGCGTAGATCAAACGCTTGTATCAAGAGTTGAATACCTTGAAGATGCATTGCAACAGGCCGCAAGCGGTGACGTTCCCCTGATTCAAGCAATGCAGGACGAGCAGCGCCGGCAAAAGCTTTCGCTTCCGGAGTATTGGGCCAAGCTGGAATCTGCCTATTCAGTATATTACGACGAGTCTGGCCTGCGTAAGCCATCGCCAAAAAAGTCAGCGTTGCGGAAATTGCCGGCCCCTGTTCCAACCGAAACCCAACCTGTAGCTACCAATGCCGTTCAAGAACCGAGCCCAAGTGAAGGCGTGCTTCGCGAAGAAATCCCCGCAATGGGACTGCCGCAAGTGGCTGAAGGAGGGCGGGCTGCCGAAGGAGAAGTCGAAGTCGTTGGAAAAGAAACGCAGCCCGGAGAAGAACAAGCCCCGGCAGAAACCGCAATAACCCTGAAAGGTCAACAGTGGTTGGCCAGCCCACGCGGTGAGGTTGATTCAGTAAGCGGAAAAGCTCGCGTCACTCGGTTCAAGGTTCGGAACCCAAAAACCGGCGCCTACGACTACGTTTATGCCCCGGCGGGCGGAAAGGTTTTCGATTCGTGGGAGCAGGCTGAAGCGGCTGCCGGCGAGTTCATCACGGAACTCAACAAGCGCGGCGCAAAAACAAGGACGAACGAAAACGGCGAAATCGAATTTGTCGCAGGGCCGAGTCAGCCGGCGCTGCCAGCAGCAGCCCCGGCGCCGCAGCCTGCCCCGGCTCCTGCCCCCACCCCTGAACGAATCCGTGACGACCTTCCTGAAGCGCAGCCCATCAAACAGCAGATTGATGAATTGGTGGCTGAAGCTGAACGCCGCCATGCAGCCATGTCGCCGGGGCAGACAAAAGACCTGACTCAACCAGTTGATTTGTTGGACGCCGCGGAGAAGGCAAGGCTGAACGCCCTGCAAATGCGGCTGCGCCCAAAGAGCCAAGCAGAAGCCAAGGCAGATGTTCAACGGAAGCGAGCCGCTAGGCTCGATGCCCCCGCGGCTCCCGTGGCTCCCGCACCCGCCCCGGAACCCACCGCACCCGCCGAGGACAAGGCGCGGGAGGACTTCATTGAAACCGTGGAGGATGCGGACTTGAACCTTGCCGAGGCTCCGCGGCTCAAGTCGCTGGTGAAGCAGGCGGTGAAGAAGGGCTACATCACCGAGGCGGACGCCAACGAAATCCTCCGCATCCAGAAAAGCATTGGTGGCAAGGAGGACACGACCGATGCCTTTGACGAGTTCAAGAGCATGCTTGGCTTGCGGCAGAAGCAGGCAGCACCGGCTCCCGCTCCTGCCCCCGCCAAGCGCCCCGTCCGCGAGGATGCCGCGGAGTTCGACGCGCTCCTGCTCGAAGCCGGGCCAGAGCTGGGCTGGGCGGACAACCTCGACGCGCTGGCACCGCAGATGCAGACCGCCAAGATGGATGGCACCACCATCGCGGCGAAGATGGCGCGTTCGACCGAGGTGGCCAAGATGCGGAACCGGGCGCTGAAGCAGATGGGGGAAAGCACCGACAAGGCGATGACCCCGACGCGAAAGGCGAAGTTGCTGCCGAAGCTGAAGGCGTTGGTGGAATCCGAGCGCGCCGCGGCCTCGTTGCAAGACCTCACCACGGAGGCGGAGAACCGGCCGATGGCGATTCCGGCCGGCGAGCTTGGCGTCGGTGACGTGCTATCACTGCCGAACAGCCGGACCGCCACCGTGACCGACGTGGATGCGGAGGGCGTGGTCACCATCACCGGGAACGACAACTCTGGTGTTACCGTTCAGGTTCAGGACGGGCAGACGGTCCACGTCGTTTTCCGCAAGGCCGCGGAGCAGAGCACGGAGTTTGCGCCGAAGGAGGAGGAGCAGCAACCGTGGCAGATGACCCGCGCTGAATACGCGGCAGCCGCAAAAACCCGCCCCGAACCGCCATCTATTTTCAAGGCGCTGGATGCAATCTCCAAGCGCAACAACAGGGCACCCCACAATCCGGACGCAATCACGGAGCAGGATGTCGCCAAGCTGAAGGCGGACGGGTTGATAACCGGGACAAAAAACTTCAAGCTCACCGAAGATGGACGCGCCAAGCTGGGTGATTGGCAGATGGACGAGCGCGACAATCGGAACGCAGAGGCGGACGCTTCTGACCGGCATTACGAGCTGGTGCGCGAAGCCGTTGAGCAGGGCAAGCAGGTGCCGGAGAATGTCGTCGGAGAATACGAAACCCTCGTGCCGCTGGCCACCCCCAAGCCCGCCACTCCGCTGAAGGCTCGCCCGCTTGAGGTTGTCGAACGGGAAATCGAGGACAACAACGCCCGCATCATGGTCATCGGCGAGGCGTTGCGGGACATCAAGGAAGGCTCCGCGCAGGCCAACGCGCAGTTCGTGAAGCAGCTTCGCGCCGAGGAGGCAACAAGGCGGAAGACGGTCAAGGATTTGCAGGCGGAGCGGAGCGCGCTGCGGAACCAGCCGACCCCCAAGCTGGCCGCCGGGGTGAAGCAGGGCGACATGATTGCCAGCACGCAGACCGAGGACTTCGCGCTGGTCGGCGAGCAGGGCACCGACGGAGCCAAGGCGGAGGCGGAGAAGGCAGCCGCCGCCAAGGCCAAGGCGGAGGCGCAGGCATTGCAGGACAAGCAGCAGCTCGGGCTGTTCACGCCCCGTGAGGAGCAGGCGAAGATGGACGCGCTGACGGAGGCGAGCAGTCCGCTTCAGCAGACCGGCCAGAAGGCACTCGACTTCCTAGACAAGCTGGACAAGCAGATCAATCAAGGTCCGTTTTCCGACCCGCTGTTCCTAGTCCCCATCGCCAAGCTCGCGCTGAAGCTGGCCAAGGCGTTTGTCGCAAACGGCATGAAGCTGGAGGCTGCCATCCGCAAGGCCATCGCCGATGCCAAGGCGCAGATGCCGAACGAGGAAGTGGACGAGGCGCAACTGGAAGCCGCGTTGCTGAAGGCAGCAGCCGAACCCGAAGCCATCGAACCCAGCGCAGCCACGCCCGGGGAACGTGGCGAAAGCCAAGGTGTGTTCGCAGGCAACTACGTCAAGGAGTCGGACGAAGGTTGGGCCAAGCGTGCGAAGGCGTGGGTGGACAAGTGGCCGGATTTGCTGACGGCCTACGAGAAAACCGTCTCGCCGAAGCAGGCGGAGGCTGGCCTTACCGATGCCATCCGGAAATATGCGCTGAACGAAATCATGGAGCGCGCCGTGGCCATGCTGAAGGCGCAGAAGAATCCCGTCGAAATGGCGATGGCACGGCAGGTCATTGAAGCATCGGCCAAGTCATTGCAGTCCATCAGCTCGGATGCCGGCGCAACCCTGTCCGCGTCCAACCTGTCGCAGCGGCGTTACAGCAGCCTGCTCCCGGTGCTGTCACTGTTCAACCTGATCAACAAGCAGCATCGGAAGCTGTCCTTCCCGGAACTGACCGACGACGTGCTTCGGCAGTGGGCTATCAACACCAAGGCCAAGGCGATTCAGGAGACGAAGAAGAACCTCTCCGAGGCTGCCGCCATCGTGGCCCGCGAGTTCAAGATTGCCGCCAAGGAACTCGACCTCATCTGGGGTGAGATTTTCAGGTCTTCACTGAAGAACCAAGATGCCACCAAGCGTGCCATCATGCGTGAAATCCTGAAGCACCCGAAACTTCAGAAGCTATCCGATGACGGTGTGGCCGAACTGGCCAACCTGCTTGGCCGCGAGTGGGCCAAGGCACACAAGGCGGTCTACCGTTCCGAGTTCTCCAAGCTCATCGAGCTGCCGAAGGTGTCGCAGAACAAGCGGCTGAAGATGATGAACGCGCTGCCGCGCATCATCATGCTGGCAAACGTCGGCGTGCTGGACAACGCTGCGTTCCGCAACGCCATCGCCCCCGCGTTCGGGATGCTGACCTTCGACGGCGACCTCGCCAAGCGGGTCATCCAGCTCTCGCAGGAAGCGCAGGAGTTCACGGGCAAGCGGCGCGACCAAGCGGTTGAGAAGATTTACCACGAGATGCTGAAGTCGGGTGGCATCAACCCGTGGGAAGTGCTCCGCGACTGGTGGTATGGCGCCGTGCTGTCCGGGTTCCAGACCACGGTGGACGATGCGTCGGGCATCCTGAACGGCGGCATTCACACGCTGATGATGGCAGGCATGGCCGGGCGCGGCATGCCCTACGTGTTCAAGGCATACGGCAAGGGCATGCGGGAGGCGTTGTCCGAGTTCTTCCCGATGCTCTGGCGTGGCGACATGTGGCGGTCCGAGGACTTCAACCAAGAGAAACCGGAGACGGTCCTTGAGGCGCTGTCCGAAAGCCGGAACCTGTTCAAGAAGGCAATCGGGCAGATGAAATACATGCGCCGCGTGAAGGGCGCCATTGACCACCTGAACGGATTGCCGACGCAGCAGGCCGCCATCGCCTTGCTGCTTCACCGCGCTGGCATGACGGCGGAGCTGAAGCGCATGCTGGACCCGACGCCCGATGACATCCGGCTGGCCCGCGAACGGGCGGAGGCGGAGGGCACGCCGCCGGAGATGATTAGGAAGCGGGTCCGCGAAATCCTTCAGGACACCGTGCCGGATGAAATCACGCTGGAAGCGCGGGACATCCGCCGCATGGTTGGCTACAAGAACACGCCCCGCGGTTTCCTTGGCGCGTTTTACAAGGCAATCTCCGAGGGTGAGAAGCGAATCCCGGGCGCGAAATACTTCCTCGGCACGGCGTTCGTCCGGTTCGCCGCGAACTACGGCAACGACTACCTGAACTACATGGCCCCGGTGGCGGCCGTCCGGTGGGTTATGTCCAGCGGCAGGTTTGCTGGCGGAAAGCATGGCCTGCAAATGACCCCGGTGGAGCGCGAGCTGATGCTGGTGAAGGCGTCGCTTGGAACCGTGGCCGCCGTGGCGGCGGCTGCGTTGTTCCTTGGGGATGATGACGGCAAGGAGCATGACGTGGACATCACGGGCAGCTTCAAGTCGCTGGACCCGACGCAGAAAAACCAACTGCTAGCACAGGGGAAGAAGCCCTATTCCATCAAGGTTGGAAACACCTACGTCTCTTACCGGCAGTTCGGCATCGGTGCGGTGCTCGGCGTGGTCGGTGAGCTGCGCGACCGGCAGCTTTACCAGCCGAAGAAGTGGAGCAAGGAGGACATCTTGGACAAGTTCTCCGACGCCATGCTGTCCGGCGTGCTCATGGTCCGGGACTCGTCGTCCATCGCGGCGCTCATGCAGACCGTGGGCTTTGCGAACGCCTACAAATACGACACCGGAAAGCTGAGGGAGAAGGACATCCCGAAGTATTTGGCCGGCGTCATGGGGTCCATCATCCCCAACGTCATCCGGGACGTGGATGCGTGGTCGGACCCGGGGCTGTATCAGGCGAACACGGGCGGCGAATACTTTGTCCGGGCGGTCCCGTTCTGGCGGCGCGAGGTTGGGGACGGGCCGCAGCTCAACGTGCTCGGCGAGAAGATCGAGGTGAACCGCTACCCGTGGAGCCGGTGGGTGAAGTCCCGCGAACCGGACAAGGCGTGGGATACCTTGGGCGCGCTGGCCGCGAAGGGTGTGTTCATGCCCACGCCCGAGGCGGTGAAGGTCACCCCGCGGAACGGCAAGCGCCGGGACATGACGCCTGCCGAACTGACCCGCTACCAGAAGGAAGTGGGCGCCGGCTTCCGTGCTTTTCTTGAGAAGGACGGCAGCCGAATCCTCCGGCTTCGCGACCCGGACAAGATGGCCGATGCCATCGACGACTTGGCCACGCCGGTCCGGCGCCGGGTGCTGGACGACATCAACCGGCGGGCACGCTGACGGTTTCCTGCTTGACATAGACATACTTAGACATACGATGGCGAGGCATGAATGAACCTTCATCCCTCGCCGTGGCGACTGTCCCGGCAGCCGGTGGCGCAACCACCATCTCCGCCTTCTCCTCCGAGCTCGCCTTTGTCTCCGCGCAGCGGATGGCCAAGGCGCTCTGCTCGTCCACCATCGTCCCGGAAATTTACCGGGGCGAAGCGAACCTCGGCAACACGATCATCGCGTTGGAGCTTTCGCACCGGGTCGGCGCCTCCGTGATGGCAGTCATGCAGTGCATGACCCCGATTCACGGCAAGCCAAGCTGGTCGTCCACGTTCCTCATCGCCACCGTAAACACCTGCGGCCGGTTCTCCCCGCTGCGATTCCGCTGGCAGGGGCAGGAAGGCACCGACGCTTGGGGTTGCCGCGCCGTGGCCAAGGAGAAGGCAAGCGGCGAGGAGCTGGTCGGCAGCCTGATCACGATTGCGATGGCCAAGATGGAGGGGTGGTATTCCAAGGCGGGCAGCAAATGGAAGACGATGCCCGAGCAGATGCTTACCTACCGGGCCGCCGCGTTCTGGACCCGGGCCTACGCGCCTGAGCTTTCGCTGGGCATGGTGACCACCGACGAGGCGCATGACATCGCGGCCACCGAACGCAGGCGCGGCCCGTCCATCGACCAGTTGCGCGAGCCAGCACCAGCCAGCGTCACCGTGGAATCGACGGTCGTGGTGGAATCCACGCCGGCAACGCATCCGGTGTGGGGTGAGCAGCGGTTGGACACTGCGCCTCCGCAGCCCGAGCAGGCGGTGGAAGTCGCTGCCGAACCCGTGGCCGTTGCTCCTAAACCCGATGCCGCGCCCACTACTGCCCCGACTCAGCCCGTTTCCGGCGTCCCGGAAACCGTCGAGGACGTGCTGGCACAGTGCGGCATCACGTATGACCAGCTCAAGTCGCTGGCCACGGATAGCCAGTGGTGGGAGAAGCCCGAGGAATACAGCGAACCGAAGTGGCTGCCGGCCGAGGTTGTCTCATGGATTCTGCGGAATCACCGCGGGATTGCGCGGGCGGCGAAGAAGATGTTGGCTATGAAGAAGCCGGAGGCGGCGTAAACCACCACCTGCTAGCAAAATCAAACCATGAAAAAACCAAACCTGTCCGTCGGACGCGGCGAAAAACTTCCCGTGTCCAAGGGCGCCGGGCTCACCGCCAAGGGACGCGCCAAATACAACGCGGCCACCGGCAGCAAGCTCAAGGCGCCCGCACCAAAACCCAAGACTGCCGCCGACAAGGCCCGGAAGAAATCCTTCTGCGCCCGCAGCGCCGGCTGGGATGGCGAGCGCGGGAAGGCGGCACGGAAGCGGTGGAAGTGCTGATTTTGGCGAGCCGCACTGCGCCCAGCGCAACGGCAAAGAGTAGCCACCGAACGCCGGGCCTAGGCGTGACAGCCGGAGAGACGGAACCTTGTCCGCTGGTGAACCGCGGAACGCTGAACGGTGGAAAGATGACCGAGACAGCCGGAGAGACGGCACCAACTCAAAACGCACATGACACAGGAACAATACCGGGCACACCCGGCCATCAACATCTCGGCGCTCAAGGCATTCCGCCGCTCGCCTCTGCACGCAAGGCACGGCTTCGAGGAGGAGCACGAACCGTCCGACGCCATGAAGATCGGTAGCCTGCTGGACCACCGCATCCTCGGCTCCGACTACCTTTACACCACGTCCCCGTTCGATGACTTCCGCACCAAGGAGGCTCGGGCATGGCGCGACGAGCAGGACCACCGCGGCGTGACCGTGTTCAAGCAGGAGGAGATCGAGCGGGTCAACTGCATGGTGGATTCGCTGCGCGCACACCCGATGGCCATGCGGTTCCTGACCAAGGGCACCCCGCAGAAGGTGGTGATAGCACCCTACGAATCGCCGGGCGGGAAGACCTGCGACCGCAAGGGCATGATCGACTGGACGCCCGCCGAAATCCCCGTGCTGGTGGACCTGAAGAAGACGCGCAACGCCTCGCCGTTCGGGTTCTCCCGGCAGGTGATGGACCTGTGCTATCATGCTCAGGCCGCCTACTACCTTGACCTGTGGAAGCACACGTTCATGGAGACTCGCGGCTGGGTGTGGGTCTGCGTCGAGGACATGGCGCCCTATGCCGTGGCCGTCTACTCAGCGGCGCCCGACATGCTGGACGCGGGCGACAAGCTCTGGCGTTCGTGGCTGAACCAGTGGCTTGAGTGCTCGGACACGGACATGTGGCCGGGCTACAACGGCGATGACATCACGGAGCTGGAACTGCCGGGCTGGGCGAAAGGAAAGGAATGACCTTTACCACCGGACAAACCATCCGCATCCGGCGCACGCTCCTTGATTCGTCCGTGAACTTCGAGGATTCGCTGGCCCGCTTCGAGCGTTACGGTCCGTCGGGCATGGTCTACGCCACCCGCGAGGATGGCAGCGATTCCGTGGCGTTCGCGGAGGAATGTTTCCCCTCGTCGCATGTCGCCGTGATTCGGGCAAGGGCGGTGGCGCCGGAGGCGCGGCCCGTCCCGGGCACGTTCAACTTCCGGAACCACGCGCACACCAAGCGTGATGTTGCCGGGTATAGCTACATCCAGCTTGCGGACATGGCGGGAATCACGGTGTCAGTGCTGAAAAAAATGATCAGCGCCGGCAAGCTGAAGTCGGAAAGGATTGGGCCACGCAGGGCGGCGGTCGCATTCGACGAGGCGAAGCGTTGGCTGGAAAGCCGGAAGGGGAAGGAAGCATGAATGCGGATAAGACAGGCGGGCCAGCCTTTCCGGTCCCTGACTCACACGACGCCAACGGACAGGTGCAATACGGAGCGAACGGCATGACCCTCCGCGACTGGTTCGCGGGGCAGGCGTTGGCCGGTTTGCTTGGGAATAGCTACATCTCGGAAAGATATGGGCAGCCGGCTGCGGAACGGGCAATTGACGCCTACATATTTGCCGACGCGATGCTGGCCGAGCGCAACAAGGAGAAGCCATGAACCTCGCCGCCCTCGCCGCTGCCATCATCACCGTCGAGTCCGGCGGGAATGACTTGGCCATCGGCGATGGCGGAAGGTCGGTCGGCGCCTACCAAATCAGCCGGGGCACCGTGTCGGATGTGAACCGGATTTATGGGACTCGGTTTTCTTGGACCGGGATGACCAACCGGGAGCATGCTGGCACGGTGTTCCGGCTTTACGTATCCACCTACTGCACGGAGCGCCGGCTTGGCCGGACACCCACGGAGCAGGACGTTGCCCGAGTCTGGAACGGCGGCCCGCTGGGGCACACGCGCAAGTCCACCGCCGCCTACTGGAAAAGGGTAAAGCGTGAAATTCAGAATCGACGTGATCGTTGAGGTGTCGCTGCCGTGCGACGAGAAGGCGGCAGTGGCGGAAGCCGCGAAGATGCGGGACGCCGTGGAGTTCGAGGTGCTTGGGCTTTTCTACGGGCGGGAAACGGTGACCCGAACCCTTGTCAGGGTGGCACCGGAGGGGAAGTGAAGTGGAGGCGGCGGCCGGACTCGAACCGGCGCAGGCGGTCCTTGCGAACCGATACTCTACCAACTGAGTTACGCACGCCTTGGAAATTGGTAGCGGGGGCTGGATTTGAACCAGCGTCCTCAGAGTTATGAGCCCTGCGATCTGCCGCTGATCTACCCCGCTAGCAAAAGCCCGCCCCCGGAAAGCACAACCAAGCCGGGGACGGGCAAACCCCAAACGCAAGCAAGACGTATGCAGTCTGCCGGCGGATGGGAAAGTGTCAACCCTGACCGCGGGCCTGACCACGCACGATGGCGCGGTTGCCGATCACGGTCGGGGCGGTGGCGAGCGGCGAGTTCACCCGGATTCCACGGATGACCACGCGCCGCTTCACCTGTTTCCGGCGGGCACGCTTAACCGGTTCCGGCTGCAACCCGCCTTGCTGTTCAGTCTCAGTGCTCATGTATGCCAAAAGACATACGATGGCGCACGCCCTAGGTCAACCGTTTTTCGGGTCCGCCCTCCACGCTGAACTCAGCATGGATGATGCGCCGCGGGTGCCGTGACATGACGCCCTCCACGCCGCGCCGGGCCTCGCGTTCAACCCGCTCGTCGGTCGGCGCCTTGGTGGTCCACTCCACGATGACGTGGAGCCTTGCCTTGCGGGTGCCCGGTTTCATGGCAGCGCCCCCATTGCCGCCATGCTCATCGCGGTCACTTCGAGGAACTTTCCCTGCTCCTTGGTCATCACGTAGGCCGGGTCGCACGAGACTGCCAGCATGGACAGCCAGCCCTCACGTTCTTTCATCGTCTCCTCCGCCTTCCTCATGGACTCGTCATCGAAGGCCACGATGGGGTCCAAGCTGGCCTCGCTGATGCGCTTGGCCTGCGCCTGCATTCGGGGCGGAATCCACCGGCAGAGGTAACCGACGGCCCGCTCCGGGGTGAGCCCTACCTTGGCGAACTCGGGACCGTGGTCCGGATACTCGCCGTAGCCGGCTGCCATCACGGCGCACCGGCCTGCCAGCAGGCTGAAGCGGGCGTCGCCCTTGAATTGCGGCGCATGCTTTATCAGCCAGAGTTCGTCCGGGAAATCCAGCCGGCCCTCCTCGTCTATCCACAGTTCAAACACTTCGTCGTGGATGTAGCGTTCGATCAGGCGGGAGTCGCGCTGCCCCTTCAAGACCCAGTCGAACATCTCCTCCCCGGTCAGGTGCTGGACTTGGATGGTGCGGGTGGCGGGGTCGATGGTGACTACTTGCTTTGCGTTTGTGCTTTTCATGGTGTTACTGGTTTTGTGCGTTGATGGACGAAATGATTTCGAGTGCCTGCCACATGGCGGCCTTGCGTTCGGACAGGTTGGCGCGCTCGCCGCCGATGCTTCCAACTTTGATGCGGACCGCGCCATCGTCCGCCTTGGACATGATCACGTCGGACCCGATGCTCACGTCCCACCCCTTCGCCGAGGTGAGCGCCGCAGATAGCTCCCGGTATTCGTCATCGACGTGGTCCTTCTCCTCTGGGATTGGCACCGAATACAGCCCGTGAACCTGCGCGTAATCACTGCGGACCGAAAGTTCCACGACGGGCGTCTCACCCTTCCACGACACCCGGGCCACGCCGTCGGGTGATACCTCGTCGAACTCGCCGGAAACGAGGCGGACGCCTTCGCCAAGGGTGACCTTGCCGCGGGCATACATCCGGCCTGCCAGCACATATCCACCCATGACGATCTGACTTTCCCACGGGGTAACCTTGCTGGAATCCAAGCGGATTTGGATGGTGGTTTCGTTGGTGACCTTGCCGAAGAACCGACGGATGAACTCCTCCGTCTCCGCGTTCAACGGGAGAACCCACTTCTTCCCCCTCCACTTGCCCTTTAGCTGGTGATAATTCGCGTTGGATGCCCCGTTGTAGGGGCCATCGAAGGTTGCGAAGCGCGCATCCGTCGAGAATGTGATTTTGGTTTGCATAGTGCTTGTGCTTTAAGGTGACATACATTGACACCACTCCGCACCACGGAACAGCCCGTCCCGTGGTGCGTGTGTGATGGCACGCTGCCTAGTTCGCCGGCAGCAGCAGGGCGATGGGATGCAGCCACTTGCCCGGAGGATACTCGCCGCGCTCCAGCCGGAACTCGTCGAGGTGATTGGCCAGCACGCCGGCCACGTCGGTCCGCATGGCCACGTCGGCAACGTGGTCGAGCAGGAACGGGATGCCGAAGTAGGTGCATTCCTCGGGGCTGTCCCATGTCACGTCGATGACGTTGCCCGCGTCATCGCAGAGCCAGCCGTGCTGCAACGGGAACAGCCCCGGCCGCAGCGCGTAGCCCTCGCAATAGATCAGCTTCCCGTCCAAGGCATGATGCAGGCTGTTGTTGAAGCAGTGCTTCGGCTTCATGCGGCGGAAGCCCTTCGGCAACGGGGCCGGCTTGAACGTCCGGCCATGCGATAGCAGCAGGTCCGCCATGCTGGCACGGTCGGCGCACGACAGCTTCTTCATCGCCTCGTTCATGCTGGCGAGGTAGTCGCGGACCGCATTCACAGCGCCCCCTCCTTCTCGGGTGAGACGAGGACGATGTAGTCCAGCGCGGCCACGTCATCCACGTCGATGCCCTCGGCTTCCCACAGCTTCCGAATCTCGGAGTCGTGCTTGTCGGCGATGCCGCATGCCAGCAGCGAGGCGTAGCGCATGGACAGCAGGTCCGCGCCTTGCGGCCACCTCACCCGCTCCATCAGCATGAACCCGGCGATGTTGTAGACGGTCATCATCTCGGCGCAGACGGCCACGCTTGCCGCGTGCGGGTGATACTTCCCAAAGTCCTCGCCGAACGACCGGTGCTTGCGCTCGGATTCACGCTCCAGCTTCGCCACCTTTTCAATGGCGCGGTCGAGGTCGGAGGACGTGTGAAGCAGGGCAGCGTATGCCTTGCGCGCCAGCTTGATGTGGCGCTTCTGTTCGCTTTGTTGTGCTTTCATTGTGCTTTCTGTGTTCCGCAGCCGTGGTGGCTGCGTTCCCGGAGTTCATCCCCGGTCCAGATGACCCGCCACTCGGGCGGGGCACCGGAACCCGGAACCACTATTCGATGGGGCCGCCGCCTATCCAGCCGGCCAGCCAGACCACGGCGGCGAAGACCAGCGCGCCCAGCGCCGCCTTCCAGCCGGGCAGGTCATTGCGGCTCATGCCAGCAGCCTTTCCCGTTGGGCCGTCATCCAAGCGTTGATGGCCTTCTCATTTCCCAGCAGCGGGGTTAGCTCCGCCATCCGAATCGCCACGCTACCCGTCTCGGCGTTGCGCTTCGATGTATCCACGCTGCCGTAGCCGCCGTCGATGCCGTTCAGGCATTCAATCCAGCGGAACGCCACCCGGCGGAACGAACTAGGGTGCATCGCGGCGACCACCTTGGCCAAGTCCAGCGGGTGATTCGCCCGCTTGACCCAATGTTCCAGCTCGCAGTCAACGCGCCTGCCAGCATCGTCCTTGCAGACGGAGCTGTGCCGATACCGCACCACGAACTCGCAGCGCACGCCGGCAAGCTCAAGGCTGTCGATCAGCGCGCCGACGATCACCGCGGCCTGCATCAGGTGCCGCGCCTTCACTCCGGCGCTCACGCAGCCGTCGAAGACCACCTGCGCGACGCGGCCGAACGCCGGCACGTCTTCCATCCGGAAATCCAGCATGTTCTCTGGCTCGCCGGCCAAGTATCGGCCCACGTCAGGTTCTTCGCCGGCCACGTCGTAGTAAGTGACGTGCCGCTCGGCGACGTTGGCTTCCGCCACGGCGAAGACCAGCCGTGCCTGCATCTTGCTAGCCTGCTCGGCACCTTCCGGCCAGCCGTCGAGAAGGAGGCGTTCGGCCGCCCCGTAGCCGTTGGTTTCGCAGAACTCATGGCTGCCGGTTTCGGACTGCCGACAGTGGTGCGACTTGCCGTAGGCGTATTCGTCGGCGGACAGATAATCCGCCGTGCTATCACAGGACAGGGAGTAGGCATTCAGCCCGGCATCCCACTTCCAAGGGGAGGCTTTCATTTGCACCGCGCCTCCACACGCTTCCGGGCGTCGGCGTCCATGCCCTTCCAGAGCAGACCTTCTTCAAGCCAATACCGACCCATGCCAGCACGGGCCAGCTTGTCACCGAGGATGGTCGCCCGGGGCGAAACAACCGCCCGGACCTTCTCGGCGGCGATTGCTTCCCGGACCTTCCCGACGCGGGCGAACCACTGCTCGGTGGAAATCAGCCCGCCGCGGCCGATGTCAACTTCCTCGGATGTCCGGGAGAGCCCGACGCACGCGGCTTCAAGGCCGGCGTCGATTCCCCATTCGAGGACGAAGAACCGGTCGAGAGTTGCCGCATCCAATTGGTTGCGCCCCACGTATTGACGGTCGGCCCCTTGGCCATAGGTATTCGCGGCTGCTATCAGCCGGAACTGCTTGTGCCGGGCGATCATCCCGCCCTGCGTCGGCATCACGTTGCCGGCCGCCGCCGCGTTCATCCCGGTCAGCACGCCGGGGTTCCCGGCGTCGATTTCGTCCATCAGCATCACCCCGCCGCTGCCGTAGCAGTCGGCGAACAGCGAACTGTGATACGTGCCCCCGGCGTCCTTGTAGCCGAACAAATCCGACTTTGAAGTCTGCGGATTAACGCTCAGGCACCCGAACTTCACGCCGAGCGCCTGCGAAGCGGAGACGGCCGCCGAGGTCTTCCCGGAACCGGCCGGGCCGACCAGCATCACCGGCACGTCGTTGGCGACTGCCAGCATCAGGAGCCCGAACCGGGCATGCTGCCGGGTCATTTCAACCGACGGCAGGTCTGCTATTTTCACTTCCAGCTTCGCGGAAGGCAGCTTCGCGGCTTCCTCCGCGGCGATTTCGCGGACGCGGGGCTCGTCGAGTCCCTGCTTGGGAATGAGCGTCGCAAGCACCGCCTGCAATGCCTGCACCGCGCTGGTCGTGTCAGCCGGCGGAACCGGCACCGTGGCAGGCGCCTCGTGCTTCACCGCTTCACCGGGCCAGACGCCAGTTTCCAGCGCCGCGATGCACGTCGCCTTGTTGGCGCCGGCAATCATCAGCGCCGGGCCAATCTTGCGGCGCCGGCAGAGTGTGCGGAGGTCCGGAACGGAAACCGCCAAGTAATTTGGCGACCCGTCCGGGTTGAGCGGAACATGCGGTTCCGCGGGGTTTTGGAGTTCTAGGTCCATGTTGTGCTTTGTTTCGGTTCCGATTCATTCGGAACACGTCTGGCGCCTACTTTCGCAGGCGCCGGGCGTGTCACGCCAGCATTGCACAAATCCGGTCATCTTCCGCCGCTTCCCATTCGGCCAGCGGGTAAAAGTCGCACGCTTCCGGGGCAAACCGCACCACCTTCAAACCGTTTTCGTCGTAATGACGTGCCAGCATGGCAATACCGTCCCCGTGAAGTGGGCGTTCGTAAATGGCGACCGCGTCGTGCTTCGTGGCAATTTCGTGGAGTTTCATCTTGTGCTTCCTATGTTCTCGCTTCCGTTCATTCGGCTGCGACTTCGCCCCGTGGTTTCCCGCGAGGCGCGTGTCACGGTCGACTTACTTTCCAGCCTTGAGGCGTTCAATTTCGGCGCGGAGTTCGGCGAGTTCGGCCGCGGCCTTTGCGGCCTTCGTCTGCCGGAGGGCGCCGACTTTCGGCAGCTTGGCGAACTTGATCACGGCTCCGGACTTCCGGACTTCGGCGGTGTCGGCCGAATAGCCGGCCGTGGTCAACGTGGCCACAAGTTCAAGGGCCGCGGCCTTCCGGGCGCCGTCGGGAGTGGTGAGCCCGTCTTTGATGAAGCGACGCCGCGCCGCGCCGGTGAGACCGTTTTCCTCGGCCAAGGTGCGAAGTTCGCGGGCTGACTTGGTGCCAAGGAAGTAACGGGTGCCGGTCTGGTTCCCACTCTTGGTGGAAACAATGGCGGTGGAACGAAGGGTTGTGGTGATGGTGTTCATGTTGTGCTTGTGTTTACGGTGCCAGCATCCGGCTGGCGCGGTTTCAGCTTTGCGCTGACGTGTGGGCACTGTTTCCAGTGCCAACAAGTCAGCCCGCCGTGCAATGCACGGCGAGCGAAGGGTGAAGCGCGCAACGCGCGCTTGGGTTTGTTGTTGTCCCGAAGCTGTGAACTCCGGGCTCGGGGCTTGTTCCCCTTCCGGCCAGTCTTTCGACTTGGCCAAGGTGCAGTTGCGTCCCGTGAGTCAGCAGCGTGTGGCATTCACGCCGCCTTTCCCCGTGGGTAACTGTCGGACCTGTGGTTGCCGCTTCCTTTCGCTCGGGCTTTTCCCCGCTTGCCCCTATGTCGGGGCTGGCAACTCTGGCGGACTGCCGGACACCTTCCGGTTTCACCGCGGCGATTCAAAGAACGTTGGCAGTAAACACTACCCTTCCCATAGTGGCGAAAACTCAGGGGCGAGTTGCTGGTTTTTAGGGACGAGTTGCTGGTTTTACCAACCCCACAACTGTAAACGGTAGTGTTTCACGGTGTAAACTCACAGGTGTAATCTACCCTGAAAGGGGGATAAATTACGGGTGTAAGGTTACGGGTGTAATTGTTCCATGTGGAACATGGTGGAAGCGGTTTCCGGTTGCCAGTGCTGGCAGTGTATGTCACCTGCTTTGCCATGCCGAGACTAGATGAACTCTCCTCTGCCGCTTTGGCCGGCAAGTCATTGGTGCGCATTGGTGCCCGTAGTGCAAAGGGTTTGCAATTGCTCAAAGCGACTGAGCCGGCGAAGTCGGCGTTTCGGGCAAGGCGACTTGCGGCGCGGATGTTTGACATCGCCAATGACGCCGAAGTCCCCGTTGCGGACAGGGTGGCGGCCTGTAAAGCCATGCTGGCAGCACAAGACCAAGTATTGGACTGGCTTTCCTACCCGAAACGGCCCGCTGCTGGCAGTGCTGGCAGATCGGCAATCCCGATTGAGGCCATCGAGGCCATCCTCGCGACACCACCCGCCGACTTGCCCCTAGACCCCTAGTTTACAGTTGTAAAGATTGAATATAATGGTTGTTGTGCAGAGGCCTTTTTCCGAAGGAAAAAGGGATTCCTTTGGGCCGAGGGGGTAGGGTGGTGGTGTAGGGGCAGGGGGGAAACGAAGCGAGGGTTCCACGTAGGAACCCCCTCTTAAAAACCGCCGTGATTTCCGGGTTTAGACCCCGGGCTGGACCTGCCCCGCCCGAATCCGCCAGAGCATCCTGCGGTTGCTGAACGACCGGACCAGATCGGGCAGCTCCTCGGCGACGCGGCCTAGGATGCGTCCCATCCACACGTCGTTCAGGCGGTGCTTGGCGGTGGCTTTTGGCAGGAGCTTGAGCCAGCCGCGGGCGCTTTCGGTGAGGTGCAGTTTCCCGGAGGCGACGAAGACGGCCAGCAGTTCCTCGCGCACATCCTTGGCGGCGGCGTCCTGATTCATGGGGGTGGCGGGCAGCTCGGGTTTGGGCGCCAGCAGGAGCCCGAGGGCCAGTCCGGAATCGAAGGCTGCGGTGGCCACTGTGCGCCACTGTATCTTCTCCGGGGTATCAGTCTCCTCGGGAGACATCAGATGGATGGCGCCCTCGATTGGGTTGATTCCAGCCTGAGTCAGCAGCTCGGAAACCCGGTCCTCCAAGGCCGGTTTGTCATGGTAATTTACCCACAGCTCGAAGCAGGTGTCGCGTAGGGCGTCGATGAGTTCTTTTTCAGTAATGAGTATGTTCATGGTGTGATGGTCCACAACGGATGTATTACTGGTCCCCCGACTGTTTGTCAAACACGAATAGTTTTACCCACCGTTGGCGTCAGGAAAAGCCGTCATTGGTGACAGCTCCTTCTTTTGACTATTTATTGATTGAACTTCTTCTTAATCAATCAGTTATAGAAGATAGATGACAGAGTGACAGAGGTTTTAAGGAATTGACGGTCAGGGTGATGCAGTAGTAGATACACAGGATAATAGTATTGCCTCACTTCCCTAAAGGATAGGGAGGGGGGGGTGGCACCCGACACCCGTCACCCGGAGCCACCCGCCTCGGCGCCTTCCAGACGCAAAAAACCCCGGGTGGGATTCCCGGGGTCGCTGGCGCTGCCGACGCAGATGTTCAGCCTTGGCTTCGCAGGATGGTCCAGAGGCGCTTGGTCTTCGTTCGGCGGAAGGAATACCGGTCGGGCTGTTGGACGGCAAGGCGGGCCAGATAAACGCCAAGGCGGGCCACGTTTGAGATGAGGTTCCGGGCGTCCCGGCTCCGGCGGCTGTCGATGAGCTTCGTTTCGAGGTCGGACGGGCTGCCCTCCCACGAGGTAATCGGGAACTCCTCCCCGCTGCTGGCGAAGATCACGTCGGAGATCAGTTCGTCGAGCTGGGTTTCCGGGGAGGTGGCACACAGCTCCTCAAGGACGGACGGGTGCTGGTAGTGCCGGAGGCCGGTCCGGGGCTCGGCTTCGGTTTCCGGGATTTCGAGCGCGTCAACGAAGGCGGCGAATGCTGGCAGCTCGGTGAGCATGCTGGCATACTCGTCGAACTCGCAGGTCCGGCCGCCCGTAAGCGGGACCACCCGGCGAATGCAGGACAGGATGATGACCTTGTCCCGCATGGACTCCTCCATCGGGGGCAGGACTTGCAGGTTTTCCGGCTCGTTGTTGAGGCAGGCGGACATCGCCCAGATCGGCCGGAGGGAGACGGCGTCCCGGCCCTTGGCGTGGCAGGACTGCTGCGGCGAGAACAGCATTGACTTGATGTTGGAGCCGAACGCCCGGCGGGAATCCATGTCGCGGCCGGGGCAGTCGTCGTCGATGACGAGGTGCTCCGCCCAGAAGTGGTCCCCGTTGAACGGGGTCTTCTCGGACATGAACGGGTAGGGCTTGGCGGACCGGCCGCCGAACAGCGGGGTGAGGATGCCCGACTGCACGTAGGTCTTGCCGCAGTTTGCCGGCCCGACGAGGACGAGCAGGTGCCCGGCCCGCCACTGACCCGTCCGGATGGCCTTCCGGCGCAGGTGGACCCATAGCAGGAACCGCCAGTATTGCGCGTCGTCGGCGCCCAGCATGTTATAGAGGAAGTTCAGGAGCCGCTGGCAGTCGCCCGGGACGGCGATGACCGGGTTGGGGTGCGTCGTGACGAGGACGTTCTGGCCGGCGACGGGTCCGGCGCGGTGCCCGGCGAGCGGGCCGACGTAGGTCCACTTGGAGTTTTTCTGTTGGTCGGACAGCTCCCGCTCCAGCTCCGAGGTGCCGGAGTCGTCGTTGAAGGTGTCCAGCCGGCGCTCCGCCCGCAGCAGCACGCGCAGGGCGTCGAGCGTTATGGTGTTCCACTCCCCGGAGTCGGCCCGGATGCGATACTTGCCGGCGAACCGGTCGAACGTCCACTGCTCGGCGGATGCTGGCAGCGTGGGCTTGGGGGTTTTGTCCGGCGGGGGCGGCGGGGCATCCGCCGACGCGAGGATGCCGGCGACGCTGATGTTTTCCGGAATCTCGTCGGCGATGTCCCAGCCGTCCGGAAGATCAGGGGGCAGGACGACCTGCTTGGAGCCCGGGTTCGCAGCCCGGATGAAATCCATCGCGGCCCGGCCGGGGGCGTCGTTGTCCGGCCAGAGGATGAGCTTCCGGCCACGGAGCGGGGACAGGTTGGCCTTCCGGACGGCGGCGGCCCCGCCCTGCCACGTCACGCAGACGAGGTGCGGGAACTGCTTCGCCGCGGCGTCGCAGGTTTTCTCGCCCTCCACGACGAGCACGGTGTCGTCCGGCCGGCGGGCCAGCAGGTGCTGGTTGTAAATCGGCCTGCCCGTATTCAGGAAATCCCCAAGCCCATGCTTCCAGTGGGCATCGTTGTCGCGGTCCGGCTCCCCGCCGGACGGCGGGAAGAATCCCAGCGGCATGACATCCTTCACCTTCTTGCCGTCGGCGTTGATGCGGTCATACCGCAGCACGTAAAGGCACGGCGTCCCGTCGGCTTCGTGATAGCACCATGCTTTTGACGGCAGCATGCTGCCCGCCCACTTTTGCAACGGGTCGAACCTCCGCGGCTTCCCGTCGCCCTTGTATTCCGGCAGCCCAAGGAACTCCCGCGCCCACTTGGCGGCCGGGCCGACCTTTGCGAAGTTCAGCGCGTTCTGGACGAGGGAGAGCAGGTCACCGCCCTTGCCGGCGGCGTGGTCGAACCACATGCCGGCCTTGGGTCCGACCAGCTCGACGATCATGCTCTCCCCCTTCTCGCCGGCCACGCTGCCGACGAACCACTGCTTGCCGCGTTGCTGTCCGTTCGGGAGCAGTTCCCGGCAGACCTCCTCGGCGCGGTCGGAAAGGAGGTCGTTCAATTCGGGAAGGGTCATGCGTTCGGGGTGTGGGTCAGGTGTGCTTGGTTGATGTGGCGTGGATGCTCCGCCAGTCGGAAAGGTTGTGCTCGGCGACCACGTTGCCCGGGTTCGGGACGAGTCGGCAATAGAATCCCGGCATCGTGGACCATGCCCCGGGGTCGGAGACGGTGATGGCGGAGACGTTGGAATGTTCGTTGGCCGCCCACAGGTAGAAACCCGGGGAGGTGGGGTTTTCCCGGTCAAGCCGGACGCCGTTCCAGATGAGGTATGTGTTCATGGTATTTGAAAAAACCCGGGCAGGACGACGGTAACTGTCCAAGGTTGTCGCCGCTCGGCCCGGTCACCCCTCACACGAGGGGTGGAAAGTGGTTGGTGGTGGTCTGTTATCCGTTCGCGCCGCAATTTTGCGGCTCACTCAACTGTTAGACCTCGTTACCCCACACGTCCCATCCGTCGCGTTTCCGACGGGCGAACATTTCGAGATACGGGCCGGGTGATACACTCTCCACGAGTCTTTGGAAGGCTTCCGGCTTGCGGGAGTGTTTTGGGCCGGTGTCCTTTTCTGGCCGCGTCCAGTTCCACCACGTCGAGTCCACACGCTGCTTGGCGATGTCGAGTCCACGGCGGCAGAACAGGACGTGCTCGGTTGTCTGGACGAACGCGCCACCGAAGCCGAGGCCGCGAGGCGTCTTTGCCCATGTGAGCAGCGCGACGGGTCGGAAGCTCCAAGCGCGGGCGAGCGCGTAGGTTTGTTCGATGTAGGCATTGATTGTCCAGATGTAGAGGTGTGCATTTTCGGCGGCGGCGTCGGCGACTGGCAGAGCTTTGATTTCATCGAGCGTCATTGTGTTGTAGTTCATCGCTGCTGGCGTCCACGTCCCTTTCGGGCTTCCTGTCGAGGCTCTTTCAGCGCGGCGTGTGTCCTCTCCGAATTTCACATCCCACGGCGGGTCAGCGACGATGGTTGAGTATTCGCCCACGAGGTCTAACAACGCGCTGGAGCGAACGGGGATGAGCGCGGGCACGTCCTCGTTGCAATCGGTTGTCATTGGCGCGCTCATCCCCGTCGCTCAGCTTGGTCGTTCGACATTTCTACATCGCTGGCGATTTCGTTGCCCCATGCGGACCAGCCGAGTCGGCGGGTTCGAGCGAACATTTCCAGACGTGGGCCGGGTGATACTCGCTCAACGAGGTCGTAGAACGCATCCGGCTTTTCAGAGTGTCGGCCACGCGGCCAGTTGAAGTATGTGCCGCCAGTTGTTGCCGCCACACGCCCGCCCGACCCGAATGGGTTGCCCTCGCGCCTTCCCTTGCGGCACACCAAGACGTGCTCCGTGTTGCACTGGAAGCGACCGACACCGAGGCCGGGCTTGCACCATGTCAGCATCGTTGCCACTTCATCGAATCCCCACGCCTTTGCCACCATGTAGCCCCAGTCCACATGCTGCGTCAGCACCCACAGCCACAGGTGGCATTGTGGCGCGGCGGGCGGAGACAGTTTGCAGATGTCATCCAGTAGCATCGTCGGGTAGTGCTTTTGAGGCCCAGCCTTGTCCACCGTTGCGCGGCGTGGGTTGTCCGCGTGCAGAGAGGGACGCCAAGGAGGGTCTGCGACGATACAACGAAAAGCCGAACAAGGCGCTGCACCTAATGACTGCCCCGCCACGTCTGCCGCGAGTTCGAGAGTCTGATTGAGGGCAGTCATAGGTGAGCTTGGTCGTTCGACATCATCCGCCAGCCACTATCTTTGAGTGGCGCGTAGCAGTTCATTGCCGGGTGTGTGCAGTCCGTGAGATACCAGCCTAACAGTCCACGCAGTTTTGCTGTCCGCGTTCCAATGAAGTTCGGATGCGTGATTTCCACTTCCACGTCTTGCGGCGGGAAGGTTTCAGTTGTCCGATGCCATGCCGAACAAGGCGCTGGAGCACAACTGCCGCCCCGCGCTTTTGTTTCTAGTATTTGTGTTGAGTTCATACGTTTTTGGTGTCGTCCACGGTCGCCGTCGGCCCGCCGTCGCTGACCTTATCGTTCTCCCCCGCGCACTCCGCGCAAAGGTTGTCGCCGACGCAGTTCAGGTGCCGGCGCCATGCCGTCCGCTGCCGTTCGTCCTCGCGGCACAGCTCGTCGGCAATCGGGTCGGTGTCCTCGATGGGCTCGGGTTCGGGTTTCACGGCTTTCCCTTTTTGGCTTGGTCCCATTCTTCAACCGCCACCTCGTCTTCCGTGAATACGGATTCACGCAGTCGGAAGGCAATCTCATCCCCCGCCGACTCCAGCCGGCGGATGCGCTCGCGGGCCGCGGCCAGCTCGCGTTCGAGTTGCTCAAACGATTTGGCCGCAACCACCCAGCCGCCATTGTCCGACCAAAACTTTTCCGTATCAGTCCTCGGTGTTGGTGTGTCGCTCATTTCAACCTCCGTTCCGCGTCTTCGATCATCGCAACCAACTGTTTCGCGTTATCAAATGCCCAACGCTCGGTTTTGATCGTGAAGTATTTTCCAGCGCCTCCGTCGTGAGATTCGATTTCGATGTATTGGCCAATCGTGCTGTCGTCGCAGCAGTCGTTTTCCTGCCCATAGGTCAGTTGCCCGGCTTCCATGACCGGCTCTTTTTTTGGTGTGTCGCTCATGCTTTTGCCTCCTTGGCTTTGGTCCATTGGTGAGTTTGTAACGTCGGGTGGTGAAATTGCTGGAATAACGCATCCCCCGCCTGCTCCAGCCGGCGGATGCGCCCGTTGGCCGCGGCTAGCTCGCGTTCGAGTTGGCGGGCGAAGTCAACGGAGACGCGCCCTGTTCCAAATTGCGCCTCATTGGTCCTTGGTGTTGGTGTGTCGCTCATTCCTCCTCCTGTTGGTTCATTTCCCATTCCTTTGCCTCCAGCCACGCGATGCGCTGCTGCTCCGGGGTCGGCGTGCTGATTCCGCAGAGCACCCCCAGCCGCTCCTCGTAGCGGTATCTCGCCTCGGGTTGCAACGTGTCAGGGTCCATGTAAGTCAATGTATGTCACCTTAAGTCTAGGTTGTCAACCCCGTCCGCCCGGACGGCGATTCCCCCGTGCTCCCGGACCACGCGCATCCATGTCTCTTGGTTCGGCCGGAGCCCCTTTCCCGGGCGCTTTACCTCGACGGACAGGAACACGGCGAGCTTGGTCCCCACCATGTCCGGGGTGACCGTCACGGACTTCCACCCGATGAGGTCGCCGGAACCGGGATGCAGCCCCATCGTGACGGGCCGGTGGTTGGGCGGCTCGCCGACGAAGCCGAAGCCGACTTGGTTGCGGAACACGCGCACGTCCGTCCGGCCGCCGAGGGCACGCATGACGACGGCTTGGATTTGGGCTTCGGTCATGGGTTCCTTAGCTTGGTCCATGCGGCGACCGCCCGGAGCGACCGGACGATAAAGCTGCCATCATCGGTAGCCGTCGTCCCGATTCCATTGGCAACTCGCGCCACCTCGTCGCCGGCCTGCTCAAGCTGCGTGATGCGGTCCTCCATTCGCTTCACTTCCTCAACCACCCAAGGGGCGGCTTCACAGTTCGGCCGGATTCGTTCTGATAAGCTCATGCCATCACCTTTGCCTTCCTCGCGTTGAACCTGAACCACGCCCACCCGGGCTTGTGGCCACGTTCGCGCCCAAGTTTCTGCCAGTCCTCCAGCGTCCGGCAAGCCCCCTCCTCCCGGCGCCGAGCCACGATTTGCGCCATGTGCTGAAAATCTTCGGCCGTCAGTCTTTGCAGCTCCCCGTCTACCTCCTCCGTCTCGCGGGCCTTCGGCTCCGGGCGATGCTGGCATTGCGGGCATTGCGGACCACCGTAGATGGCGAAGCACTGCGGGCAGGTCTTCACCTCCATGAGCTTTTCCTTCTGCTTGCGCTTCCCCTTGCCTTCCAAGCTCCACTCGCGGTCCTGCTCGGCAAGCCCGTGCCGCATGCAGTTTCCGGCGTGGTCCAAGATCACCGCCTCCTTCTTCCCGGGGAACACCCGCAGCGCCCGGCCAAGCTGCTGAAGGTGCATGGACAGGGAGGCGGTGGGGCGGAGCAGGATGGCGGCGTTGACCGTGGGCAGGTCGAACCCCTCGGAAATCAGCTCGCAGGACGTGAGCACGAGCACCTTCCCGGACTTCAGGTCCGCGACGGTCTGCCGGCGGATGTCCTCCTCCATGCCGCCGTCGATGTGCGCGGCCGGGATGCCAGCATCGTTGAACCGCTGCGCGACGTGCTGCGCGTGCGCCACCGAAACGCAGAAGGCCACCGCCCGCTGGCCGGGGCAGAGGCGCTGGTAATGCTTCACCGCATCGCCCGTGATGGCAGGCCGGTCCAGCGCGTCCGCCAGCTTCCCCTTGTTGAAATCCCCGCCGACCATGCCGATGCCCGACAGGTCCGGCGGGGCAACCCTTGACGCGTAGTAGACCGGCTTGGCAAGGAACCCTTCCCGTATCAGCCACGACACGGACGGCCCGAGGGTCATGCGCTGGAACAACGTGCCCAGCCCGGAACCGTCCAGCCGCTCCGGCGTGGCCGTGACACCAAGGAAGCGGGCCTTCTGCCAGCAGGCGAACATCTGGATGTAGGTGGCGGAGACGCTGTGATGGGCCTCGTCGACGATGACAAGGTCCGGCTCCTCCACGGTGTCCATGCGCCGCGCCAGCGTCTGCACGCTGGCCACCATGACCGGCCGGTTCATCGGCGACTTCCCCGCCTGAACAAACCCGTGCTTCACGCCCACCTCGGTCAGGGTGGCGGAAATCTGGTCCAAGATTTCGCGTCGGTGCGCGACGATGAACACACGCTGCCCACGTTCGGCGGCGCTCTTGGTGATGAAGGCGAACAGCACGGTTTTGCCGCTGCCCGTGGGGCTCACCGCGAGCTGCCGGGAGATGCCGGCACGGTATCCGCCCCGCAAGTCCTCCACCAAATCGGTCTGATACGGACGAAGTTCCACGGCTCCACTTTGGAAAAGCTGCTTGACGTGTCAAGCAAAAGACATAAATGGATGTCTCATGTCGCATCGCAAAAGCAAGCGGGTCATCCGCCGGGTCAGCTACCGGCTGCCCAAGGACGTGAAGGACGCCCTCGTGAAGGAGTCCGTGAAGTCGTGCCGGACGGAGACGGCCGCGCTCATCATCGCCATCCGCCTTGCCTACGCGGAGCATTTCACGAAAGAGGGTTGACAGCCCGGCGCTTCGGGCGCACAACGCGAACGACAGCACCACTGCGATTCGTCACCGCAGCGCGATTCATGCGCGTTACCATGATGGCATGGACCCCAAGGGGTCCGCCGGTTCCACGGCTCGGGTTCGCCGCCGAGGTTGGATTCTGGTCCGCACGGACCTGCAATCTGCCTCGTTTCGTCTTGTAGGGGTGGGTCAAGCAGCCACAAGACGAAGGAACAAAGTTATGCCAGCAGGCAATGTGATTAGCTGTAAGCAGTTCCAGAACTTCCTCGTCTCGCAGGAGCCGGTTTACGACAAGGAGATTCTGAAGGATGTGCGCCCGTTTGACGGCCTCATCGGTTACTACCAGACCGGGAGCTTCGATGCTTACTCCGGCACCACCCACACGTTCGACCGCTTCAACAGCGTGTTCCCGAACGTGACCGTGCCTTGGGGCGAGTTCTCCGGCGCGGCCTGCACGGGCCAGCCGTGCGACCCCGACGAGAACAAGATCGGCTGGGGCTACACCCGCGACACTTACTCGCTGGAGCGCCAGAGCTGGGGTTCGGACATCCTGTGCTTCGACAGCATCATGACGAAGACGCGGGCCAAGGAGCACTTCCGTCAGATCATCGACGACATCCTGCGTCCCGCGACGAACTGGATTATGACCTACTACCT